ACCCCCCCCAGAAGGAGGAAGAGCCATGGGCAACACACGCATCGAGGTCCTGACCGTGCGCGACCCCGACGGCGGCACCGACGTCACCGTGTTCATCGACGGCCGTGAGGTCGAGTACACCGACGAGACGGTCGACGCCGGCGCCGGGCACGACCGCGGGGAGTGGGACGAGCACACCGAGACCGTGCGCACGACGGCGACCTACACGCCCGCCTTCCGCGACGCCGTGCTCGCCGCCCGCCAGGACCCGCCCGGCGGGCAGTACATCACCGACTGGTACGGAACGGAGGAGCCATGAGCGACCAGGAGAGTGGCCTGCCGAAAGGCGTGGACACCTACACGGACCACGGAGTCGTGGTCCTGGAGGTCCGGGAATTCGTCAAGAGGATGACCCCGCTTGAGGCGTTGGGCCTCGCCCACGAACTTCTCCAGCGCGTCAAGCACGCCATCGAGAGCCCGGAAGAGTAGGTGAGCCGCGATGAGCCAGAAGTTCATCACGTACACGCCCGACGCCATCGTCGAGGCGGTCAACAAGATCGTCGACCACTACGGCCAGGAGAACACCAAGGAGTTCTACGCGGCCGACGGTGAGGCGATCGTCGAGTACCGCGAGAGCGACGGCGATCGGCACGGGCTGATCCGGGTCGTGGCCGCCGAGAACGACCACTGGGTGGCGTGCGCGCACATCCCCTCGGGTCACAGCGAGCCGGGCCTGCCCGACCGGTTCAATACGACCTTCATGTTCAACACCACCAGGGACTGGTGGCCCGTCGGAACTCGAGCCGACGTCGCCGACGCGATCAACCGGTCGGTCACCGCGGACCACCCCGCCATCGTCGCCGCAATGGCGCGCAAGGAGGCCAAGAAGAGGGCCGGCGGGACGGGCGAGTCGGAACCGGTCGTGAGCCCTGCGGCCGTCAGCCAGATCACCCCCAAGCTGGTGCTCCACCACATGCCGATGGGCCACTACGTCGCGTACGACACCATCGTCCGGCAGGTGGCCGCCCCACCAAACCTCGACGAGGTGCGCGCCAAGGTCAAGACCATCCTGTTCGGGCTGGTGGAAGAGGGGCGCCTGACCCTGACCTACGGGCGCGGGTACCTCAAGAGGGAACCCGGCGGTGCGTAACGGTTACGCACCTGACCGCAACACACGAAAGGTGGGTGCGTAACCGTTACGCACCCCAGAACGGAGAAACGAGCATGGGAAACACCGTCTACTTCGCCTCGCTGGAGGGCGCCGACATGACCATGGAGGCGGGCGCCTGGGACGGCCGCGACAGCCGCAACGACGGGCCCGCGCTGTGGCTGGATGACGGGTCCGGTGGTGTCATCGCGGAGTGCGCGGACCGGGCGACGATGATCCGGGTCCTGACCGAGCTGCTGGAGCGGGCCAAGACGATGCCCGAGCCCGTGCCGGACGCCGCGTGCAAGCACTGCAGGCGGGCCATCCGGTACGTGCCGTACTGGTCGGGTGACTACGCGTGGCTTCACCGGGGCGAATGGGTGGACGCGTGCTTTGACGAGCACGGCAACGTGCTGCGCGCGCCGAGGACGCCCGGCTTCCCGCAGGGGCGCGAGTTGACCGCGTGGCCGGCGACCACGGACGCCACACCAAAGGTCGGTGACCAGGTCATCGACACGACCGACCTCGACGACCCCGAGGACGAGCACCTGACCGCTGAGGTCGGCATCGTCTGGGAGATCTGGAGCGGGCTGTACACGCTGGACAACGACCACATGCGCACGCCCGACGTGCTGCGCGTCGTGGCTGCCTACAAGGAGGAGGAGGACCAATCATGAAGTACATCCTGGAGTGGACCGAGACGGTCGAGTACCGCAAGGTCGTCGAGGTCGACGAGCCGATCCGCTCGGATTCGGCCGCGGAAGAGATGGTGACCAACCTGGATCGAGACGAGTTCGATGAGGCGTTCCTCGCGGTGGCCGAGCGCACGGTCACGTTCACGCCCAAGGCCTTCCTGCTCAACCCGAGGGACATGTGCCCGGGGTGCGGCGACCCGCTGGGGAGCTACGCGATGTCCCGGTACGACAACAAGACCCGGGTCTGCAACAGGTGCGGGACGTTCGAGGCCCTGGCGGACCTCGACGGGCAGGTCCTGACCGGGCCGGGCCTGGCCGAGCCCGCGTGACTTGACGGAATGCGGTAAACTGTAGGTAGGGCTGCGCCACAGGACCCCACCGGGCGTGGCCCTTGCATCGCCGCCATTCGGTGTTACCGATTGGCACCACCTAGAACGGAGCACAGATGGAAATCACCAGAGAGTTCATCGCCGCCGAGGCGTACGCGCAGGGTCGGATCGACGCGGGCGAGGTTGCGTTCATGGACCCCGACGGGTTCTCGTCCGCGGCCACGGTCGGCGCGTTCGCCTACCACTACGCGGGGGCCGCAGAGGCGGGCCACAGCGTGACCCTGTCCGGGGCGTGGGACGTGTTCGTGTCGGAGGGCGGGCGTACGGTGGTCCACACCGGTGACACCGACCCCCACGAGGACGAGATGGCGACTGACGGCGAGGTCAAGGCGCTGCGCGACGTGCTCAACTCCGGGCTGTGCCTGGTCTCGCGCACCTTCCTCGGCGGGCAGACCTACCGGTGCACGCTGCGCCTGGGGCACTCCACCAAGAAGCACGTGTACGCGCCGGAGGGCAAGGCGGTCGCGAGCTGGTCGACGGAGGAGTCGGACCAGGCGCTGGCCGACCGGATCCACTTCGTCCCGGCCAGCCAGTACTCCACCGTGGTGACCACCACCTCGCTCCCGCCGGTCACGGTGGCCACCGACGAGCAGGTCGCCACCGACGTGCCCGTGCGGGAGACCCGATGAGCGACAGCATTCCCGAATACCAGTTCGCTGAACTGGCGGAAATCTACGACGAGACGTATACGGCAGCGGCAGACATGTTCAAGGTCGTGGAGGCCACGATCACGTACCGGCGCTCTGGTCCGGATGCAGACGACACGAGTTTGCGTAACGCTGTGGACTCTTACGTCGAAAAGTACGGCGAAGATCTGCCGTTCTCGTCGTACTACCGCTAGTTTCCCGAACAGGAACGGAAGGTAGCCATGGGATCTGGGCTCACACAGGCAATGGTGGAGGCCACGCTCGAAGATCTGCCCGAACTGCTGGACGCTGAGGCCGACCTCAAAGGATTCGAGGACGACGCGATCGCCCTGGTCATGGAGTACCAACTGCACGGCTGGACCGGGCGCGTGTCGGCGAACCACCACGTCATCCTGCGCTCCCCCGACGGCACGGCAACGGCGGCGGTGCAGCGCAAGTTCAAGCGCAACAGGGGTGGGCAGAATGCACGCCGCCCACTAAACCAGTGGCTTCGCAAACGCGAACGCGAACGCGAGAAGCTAGAGCATTCACGCAACGCATTCGGCGTGGCTGCTACGGAAGATGCTCTGCCGCTGGCAGGCTCCGAGCCACCATGGCAGATCGCCGCGAAGCAGTCCTACCAAGCGCGTCTGCGAATGCACAAGATGACCCGCGACTGGTGGGACGGCATCGTCGCCGCAGGGTCCGGCGTCATGGCGTGGTATCTCGATGAGCGCGGCGAGGACGACTGGATCCTGGTCGACGCCAAACGCCAGACCAAGGAGGTTCGCGTCGCCGCGTCCGGTCCGGCCACCGATCCGGCCCGGGTCGAGGCGATCGAGATGCTTGTGGCCTTGGCCCTGGACCATTTCAAACCTAAGGAGAAGCACCCGATGTCAGAAGCAGGGCCGCAGACCACCGAGACCGAAGAGCTGCCGTACCCGTGCCTAGAACCAGGCTGTGGTGCGTCGTTCAAGACGCAGGGCGCTCTGAACCTGCACAGCACCAAGCATGACTCGGGCGAGTATCCGTGCCCGCTGTGCGATCGGGTCCTGCCCACGCCAGCCGCTCGGGGCAGGCATGTGCACAGCAAGCTGCACGCGGACGACCCCCGGCTGCCCCTCGTCGTGCAGCAGATGGACGGGAACCGGGCGGTGCGCCGACGGGCGACATCCGACATACGGCGTCGACCCGGAACGCGGCGGTGCGAGTACTGCGCGAGGGTGTTCCCGGCGACGTCGATCGGTGGCCACCACCGTGCCCACAAGATCGCCGGCGACGTGAAGCTCGCCGAACGGAGCCAGAGTCCCGCCGCGCCGGTCGCCGGTCAGGTTCACGCCGACGCCGCCGCCACCCCGGAGCCCGCGAAGCCTGAGCCGCTGGTGGTGCAGGCCGCGCCGACCACGCTGGAGCCGGTGAGCGTGAACGGGACCGGGCACATCGCCCAGCCGACGGACCTGCTGAACCAGGTCCGGGCCCTGGTCAACCCCGAACTGGTCGGGGACCTGGAGCGTCTGCGCAAGGAGTGCGACGACCTGCGCGCGGACCTCGAGGCCGTGACGAAGGAACGCAACGACCTCAAGGCATGGAAGGACATGATGAGGGAGGCAATGGACGCGTGACCACAGATCCCGAGCAGCCGGAACTGGCTGAACGAGATGACCTGGCCGAACGGGACCGGGCCACGGTCCTGGCCTGTGAGCACGAAGCGATCGAGTTACATCAGAGCACGTTGAAGTACATGCATGGCCCGGCGTACGTGGACGTCATCACGTGCGTCACCTGCCCGACCGAGATTGTCCTGGTGCGGGTCAGTGACGCGCGCGACGACCTGGACGCGCATCGGCCGCTGGGCAACTGAAACAGGGGAACCGCCGCAGCGGGTCGGGGTGCGTAACCGTTACGCACCGCCGGCCCGCTGTCACGAAAGAGGGAAGATCACGATGACCACCGACACGAGTAAGGACACCAGTTACAGCGCGGCACCAGCGCTGTGCAGCGAACCAGAATGCGGTAACCCGGTCGTGGCCCGCGGGCTGTGCATGAAGCACTACAAGCGCGCGCGGCGTCACAACGGGTCGACGGCCCCGACCCGGATGCGCAACCTGGGCAAGGCCTGCTCGGTCGAGGGTTGCGGGGAGTCGGCGTCCGCCAAGGGCCTGTGCCAGCTGCACTACGACCGGGTGCGTCAGCACGGGGAGCCTGGCCCGGCGAAATCGCAGCACGAGCTGAGCGTGTTCGAGCGGGTGCAGCGCATGGTCGACACCTCCGCCGGCCCCGACGCGTGCCACCCCTGGACCGGGTCGCTGACCAACGGGCTGCCCACTGTCTCTGTCGGTGGCCGCAGTGTGCAGAGCAAGCGGTCGGCGCGGCGGGTGATCGCGCAGGAGGCCGGGCTGCCGATCGTCTCGGGCGACCGTGACCATCGGCGCCGGGCGGTCCTGATGCGACCGTCCTGCGATCCGCTGTGCTGCAACGCCCGGCACATGCACGTCACGGGGGGCGCCGCCTCAGAGGGTGTGATCCATGGCCATGACTAACTCAGAACGGAGCACCACAGTGGTCACGCAACGCAAGCCCAAGACCATCACGCAATCGAAGTTTTTCAACACCGGCCAGCCAGACGGGTTCAGCCCGGCACCCTGCACCCGGTGCGCGGGCTCGGGGCAGAACTCGTCCGGCTCGAAGTGCCCGACGTGCCAAGGGCACGGCCGCGTCTACATCCAGGACACAGAGGGAGAAGTCATGAGCACGCCCCGCACCACCAGCAACCCGCCCCGCGAGTCCGAGCGGCCCCACATCTTCGAGACCGAGGGTCGACAGGAGGAGCGCCACGACTCCCGGTGCGCCATCTGCGGCGAGACGCGCCAACACGGGATGCACCGGGAAAGCGCCGGCCGGATCTTCTAACCCATGCGCAAGGCCCCTCACCGGTGGCGAGGGGCCTTGTACGCCCGGCGGCGACCACCCCAGGTCGCCGGTCCGGGCACTCCCGCCAGAACGGAACAGAACGAACGGGAGTTCGGCACACATCCTACCGAGAACGGAGCACCACAGGTGGACACGCAAGGGACGAAAGCGACGGAACGTGAGCAGGACGACACCCACGCCGAGGGGGCGCACGGGGTGTGGGTCACCGACGAGGAGGTCCGCGGGCGGATCCAGCACGGTGACAGGCTGTACCTCCCCGCCACGGTGGTCATCGTCAACGGCCAGGTCATGGTGCAGCTGCCGCACGTGGATGGGGTGCCGGACCGGATGATCGCCCTGCACCGCGAGTGGTTCGACGAAGTGCCGGCAGACGCCGTCGGCCACGACCTCCTGCCGCACCGCGACGACCTCCTGCCGCACCGCGACGACGTCGTGGCCGCCTGGCTGCGCGAGCGCCGCGGCGAGCGTCCGGAGCGCAGTACCTGGGCGAGCTATGACGCCATCGACGCACTGCTCGACGAGTACCGGCTGCGCGCCGACCTTGGCCTGAGCCTGACCGCCGAGATCCCCGAGGGGGCGAGTTGAATCCGCTGGTGCGTGCGATGCTCACCCGCGAAGGGCTGGCCACCGCCCGGCTCGACCGCGACCAGACCATCAACCTGGGCCCGGCGACTCACACCCATAGCCAGGACGTATGCGTGTGCGGTCATGACCACGACGAGCACAAGGCGGCGTTCTTCCTGGGGCGTCCGTGCGAGGTGAAGGGCTGTGACTGCGAGAACTTCGAGTTCGCGCGCAGCGAGCGGAGGCCGGGAGCATGACTTGCCGGGTGCGTAACGGTTACGCACCCCGAACATGAGGCCCTGGACGGCCCCACACACTAGACACCCGCTTTACATGAGCGGGTGCGTGCAGCGAGCGGATTAAGGTCCTGACCTGCACCGATGCCCTGCGCAGCGGCGCCCAGTTAAGCGCGCAGTGAGCACGTAGTGAGCACGGACCGGGCGGCGGAGGCCTACATTCGGGACATCAGGGTCACCACGAGGCTGCGCACGTCGGTACCGCTCAGCCGCGCCACGACGTTCAGCAGGTCGGTGTCCGGCGACAGGACCCCGGTCATGCAGTCGCGCACCCAGCTCGCGGGGCGGGGCGGGTCGTGCAGCTGCGCGGCGACCTGGTCCACGTCGAGACCGTGCTCGTTCATGTAGTCGCTCAGGTGCCCGGACAGGGCGACGGAGAAGGCGCTGGGCGAGTCGAACTTCATACGCTCTTCCATGGGGCGTCTACCCCGCCGGGGTGGCGCAGCAGGTCGGTGGTGAACTGCTCCTTCCACGCCTCCAGCTCGGCCGGGTCGGTGGGTATGTCCTGGGTCCGGGGGGGTTCGGGCGGCTGCCCGACGTACCCGACCACCAGGCGGCAGGCGGTACAGATGATGCTCCCGCCGAACTTCGTCATCGTGTCGACGTGGCTGCAAATTGTTGCCATGGGCCCAATTGTCACAGATCGGACGGAAGGTTCACGAGTGGAAGCGCAGGACGAGCGACGTCCGGCCGGGCATCCTCCCGATCATGACCGGAGGTGGCGTGCCATCGGGCGGCAGCTCGGTGTCCAGGGGGAACCAGGCCTCGAAGACGTGCAGGTCATCCTCGACGTCAGGCCCGAGGTAGACGACGCGGGTAGCCTCCACCTCCACCCCGTGGATGTCGACGAGCCGGACGTGTTCCGGTGCGACCGGGTCGTCGTTCACGTCCGTCATCGGGGCGTCCCCTCTCCCCACTTGGGCGATGAGGCCTCGCGCAGGCTGATGAGGCCGACGAGGACCAGGCCGGCGTTCCAGCCCGCCATGATGATCAGCGCCCAGCCCAACGGCGAGTCGCCCAGGACCAGCCCCGCCCACATCTGCACGGTCGCGAACGCGGCGCCCAGCGCGATGCGGGCCAGGCGGACGGCGAGGGTGGGCCTGCGCCGGTGCGCCCCGAGGGGGTCGTTCATGACCGGGGCTCTTCGTCGTCGTCGTCGTCGAACACGCCCGGCAGCTGGCGGCCGATCTCTTCGAGCACGATCGGGTGCTCCCACATGTGGGGGACGACGGCCCGGACCCCGATCCCGTCGCAGGCCTCCTCGCCGCGCTCGGCATGCCACCTGACGTGCGCGGAGATCTCGCGGGACGCGACCATCCCCATCGTCACGCCAGCCGTGTAGCCCATGCGGTAGACCTGGTCGGCGTGGACGGTCTGCGAGATCAGGATCACGGCGATCCAGACGCCGGTGAGCCACGGGTACATCCAGTACAGCTCAAGCGCCGTGACCTGGTACCCGGACCAGATGCCGCCGGCGGCCACGATGTACCAGAAGGCGAGGTGCTTCCACTTCGCGCGGCGGATGCGGCGGGCGGTCTTCGCGCGGAAGTCGGCGGCTCGTACGTCGTCCGAGGGCGGGACGTGCTCCGGCATGTCAGGGGTGTACTCCACCACCGGGACGGTACTTCACCCAGCGGCCGGACGCCCGTTATGGGCGGCTACGGCTTCTCGCACATGGCCAGCATGGTGTGCCAGTCGTGGAAGTCCTCGACCCACTCCGGTACCCAGATCTTGGGGTCCTCCGGGCCCTGGTCCAGGTGCAGCGACAAGCTGGTGTGCAGGGTGTCCATGGCGGACTGGCGGCAGTCGTAGTAGTTGTCGCGCTTCTGGTCCTGGACGTACCCGATCCAGAGCAGGACCACCCCAAGTGGGATGGCCAGGGCCACGATCCATCGGCGGGTGCGGGTGCTGAGAGCCATTCAGGTCTCCTCGGTCTTGCTCGACGGCTTGCTGGGCTTGTGGGTGTCCACGGCCAGCAGAGCCAGGGCCGGGGTCAGGAGGGCCAGGCTGTCCGGGGTGAGGCCATCGATGACGATCCGGTAGAGGCCGACGGCCAGCACGAGGAAAGCGGCCACGGTCCGCAGCACGTCGCTGCTCACCCGCACGGTCGTCACCTGAACTCCTTGCTCACGGCGTGTAGTGGTCCTCTGCGGTCAGGTCCATCGCGGCGCGCACGGCCGCATCCTTGCTCTCCAGGAGGTGGCGCAGTGCCGCGGACCGCTCCACGGAGCTGGGCAGGGTCGTGACGATGCGCTGCGCCTGGGCGTGGAACGCCCGGGACGTGTCCATCATGATCCCGGGCGGCAGGTGGGCGTACTCGAAGTAGCGCAGGATCTCGGAACCGGTGTCCTCGGTCATGGTCCCTCTACTTCCGGGCGGCGGCGCGGAAGCGCTGGAACTTGGACTCGGTCCGCTCGCCCCAGACGCCGTCGTCGGCAACACCCAGGACGCGCTGGATGGCCGCCACGGTGGCGTCGTGCGCCTCGATGTCCGCCGGGCCCCACTTGCCGGACACGGGGCGGCCCATGGCGCGCTGCACGGTGCCGTAGCCCCACGGGAACTGGCCCTTGCCCCAGCGGGACGCCTCACGGACGCTGATCGTGGCCTTGTCGGTGTTCGGACCCCACCGGCCGTCGTCCTCCACGTGGACGGCGCGCTGCATGGCCTTGATGTCGTCGCGCGTGACCTCGAGCGGGCGAGGCGTCGGCTCGTCGGCGGACTTGTCGTTCGCCGCGGTGAACTCCCAGTGCCAGTACTCCCCGATGGTGCGCCCGGCGGCGTTCGACCACCCGAAGTGGGGTGCCAGCTCGACCAGCGCCCGGTACCGGGCGCTGTGGAAGTCGCCGACGCCGGCGATGTCGACGGCGCGACCCCAGCCGTGCTTCGAGGTGCCCGGGACGGCGGCGGCGGCGCCGGTCACGCGGACGTACCGGCGGCCGTTGTAGCTGCGGACGTCGTTGAACGGCCCGGACCCGGTCGCGGCCGGGCGGTACCGGTCGAGGAAGATCTCCTGCTGGACCTCCAGCGGCCGGTAGGAGTCGGTCAGGACCATGGGCCACGCGTACGTGGAGACCATCGCGTCCCACAGGCGGTCCCAGGACGCGGCGCCGTCCTCTTCGAGTTCCTGCCCGGGGGCGGACTTGAGCGGTGTGCGCTCATCTTTGGTGAGTTTGCCGTTGCTGCTCGCCACGGGGGCGCCCCTTTGGACCACGCGAGCGTGGTCTGTCCGGTGCGGCCCCGGGTTACTTCTCCAGGATCCCCGGTGCGTAACGGTTACGCACCTGGTGGGAAACGAGTTTCACCCTCCGGGTCACGGCGGACGTGAGGAACCGGTAACCTGCGAGCAGACAGTAGATAGACGCATTGCAGACAAAAGAGTAGAGGCCCCGGGCGGAGAACCCGGGACCTCTACAAGAGGAGCGTGCACCAATCACGACCCCCTCTCGTCTGGGGCCAGGTTAGCAGCAATTCGGACAACCTGGGGCCGCAGGTCGTGGTTGGTCGCACCCTCCTCTCCGAGCCATACCCGGAGAGGCTTCATGACCACGATCACCAGGTCCGCCCGTGTGGCGGACAACTTCGCCCTCATCGCCAACGGCGCGCTGCGCAAGAGCACGCTGTCGTTCCGGGCGCGTGGCCTCATGGCCTACCTCTTGAGCCTGCCGCCGGGATGGAAGACCAGCATCCGTCAGCTCGCGGAGCAAGGTACCGAGGGGCGTGACGCCATCGCGACTGCCCTCAACGAGCTGATCGAGGCCGGGTACGTGACGCGGACCGGGGTCCGCAAGGGCGGCAGGTTCGAGAGCCTGGAGTACTACGTCACCGACGATCCTGCCATCGACATCGAGGCGCCCCTGCCCGAGGACGAGGTACCGCGTCCTGGAAATCCGGACACGGTCCCACCGCGTCCTGGAAATCCGGATCCGGTTAAGCCGGATCCGGTTGAACCGGATCCGGTTGGCCAGCCACTACAAAGAAAGAGAACTACAAATACTGGTCGTACGAAGACTGGTCGTACGAAGAGGACCGGCGGCGGAGCCGCCAGGTCTGATCAGCGCGTGGAGACTTCTTCTGCTTCGTCACCTTCCGTAACGCGCGAGACGGCGACGGAGCGAACGGCGATCGACCCGACGAACGGCGGCGGCTTCGCCGCGCCGGCCTACCCGAACCAGTGCACCCGGCATCAGGACAAGCCCAACCCCCCCGCGTCCGGAGGTGGCGAGAACTGCCGCGGCTGCACCCTCGCGGGCCGTGCCTACGAGCGCGCTGGGGAACTTCGTGTCCAGCGGCTCGCGGAGGACCTGGAGCTTCTGGGGACCATGCCCGAGTGCCCGCACGGGCAGCCAGGTGGTGACCGTCCGCACCCGGGCAACGGTGTGACGATGTGCCCGCAGTGCCGTGTCGGTGCCCCGGCGGACGTCGGGCCCAGCCTCGACGGGATCGACTTCGGGGCGATCCGCCGCATGGCGGAGTTCTCACCCTCATGAGGCTCCTGGTCGCGGGGTCTCGGGACTGGGTCGACGCCACCACGATCGCCACGGTGCTGGACCAGGTCGTGGGCGAGACCCCCGCGCGGCAGGTCGTCGTCGTGCACGGCGCGTGCCGCACGGGCGCGGACCACTACGCCGACCTCCTGGCGCGCAAACGCGGGTGGGACGTGGAGCGCCACCCCGCCGACTGGGCCCGGTACGGGCGCCACCTGGCCGGCGCGATCCGCAACCGGCGCATGGCCTACCTCGGCGCGGACGTGTGCGTCGTGTTCATCCGCGACCAGTCCACCGGAGCGTCCGGGTGCCTGTCCGAGGCGCGCAAGAAAGCGATCCCCACGATCGTGTGGCGGCTGGACGGCGACCGGCTCTGGCTGGACGACGCGGCCGTGCAGCCCGTGAACCCCGTCCACCCCGACCAGGGAAAGTTGTTCTGATGCGTAACGGTTACGCACCCCCGCCGCCCGACCCGGACACATGCCCCGGGCACGAGACCGACCCCAATACGTGCCGCTGCGCCTGTGATGGCTGCAAGTACCACTGCTCCGCCCACTTCCGGCCACCGCCCGCCGGGTGGTTCATGTTCGGCACGCACGCCTACCCGGGCGCGCCCAAGGTCGAGTTCTCCGAGGAGGTCGGCCCCGAGGACGGCTTGCCGTTGTGGGAACGGCCCATCGCCGACCAGCCCACGGGAGACCGCCCATGACGGACCGGTGGGACGAGGCGAACGCGTGCGCGCCGATCACGGTGAGCGTGTACGGCACCAACGACACCGAGCTAGTGTGCTGGGTCTGCGTCATGCCGTGGCCCTGCGACGCCTACCGGGCCGGGCGCCCGAACGCCGTCCAGTCCCGCCGTCCCGACCCGGAGGCCCCGCATGCCTGACCAGCCCGTCGCCCACCTGCCCCGGGCCGTCCCGCCGTGGGAGGAGATCCGGTACACGCACTGCGGGCGCCTCATCGTCGATGTGGCCAAGATGGGCACCGCGGACGCGTACGCCGCGCTGGTCAAGCGCCAGGGGCAGCGCCGCGCCGCGTACGACTACTGCCAGAACTGCACCGAGCGCGCGAAGTACACCCAGGGCAGCTGGGAGACGAACGCGACCGACATCGCCCTGGACTGGCTCGGCCGCACCCGGTACATCAGCGACGGCGGCCGGGACATCGCCACCGCCACCCTGCACGCCCTGGCCGCGCTGGTCGAGGCCCACCGTGAGGAGTTCGAGGCGCACCGCGACGCCACCAAGAGCGGCATCGCGTCCCTGAACGCGAAGCGGACCGCGAAGAACATGCCGCACCTGCGGGGCCTGGTATGACGGCCGACCACGACAGCTGGTTCGCCGTGTGGGACGAGATGGACGTCCGTGTCGCCGGTGTAGCCAACGGGACCAGGATGCGGGTGACCGGGTTCACCCCGAACTTCCCCGCCGGGCTACGCCAGGCCCCCGGGTCGGTGCGCCTGGAGTTCTGGGCGGGAAGGACGAACCACCTGGACGCCACGTTCGACCCGGAGGTCATGCGCTCCTTCGCCGAGGACATCATCGCGATGTGCGACGTCGCGCAGGGCCGCTCGGGGAGCGAGGCATGACCACCATCCGCGCACGGTTCCCTACGCAGTGCCCGGTCTGCGACGCCGTCATACGACGTCGCGAGCTGATCACCGCATGGACCGACCCCAACGGGAAACCGACCTGGGTCCACACCCAGCAGTGCGCGCCCGCCGTCGGCGCGGCCATCCCCGACCGGATCGGCGCCTCGCGTGCCAGCCGCCCGCGACGCCGCCGGGGCCGGGCATGAACGAGAACGCCGACTCCGGGCTGAGGATCTGCGCGTGCGGCGGGTGGTGCGGGCCCTCGGACGCGTCTCGGGAGGCGCACCGGAAGGTTTTCGGGCACCGTTTCATCGAGAAGCAACAACCGGCGCGCGGAGGCGATCATGGGCAAGAACACCCAGATCCCCACGAAAGTGCGCCGCCAGATCAACGAGCGTGACCACTACCGGTGCGTGCGGTGCGGCATGGCCGGCACGGAACAGCACCACCGGGTACGCCGCCGCGACGGCGGGCACCGCCGCTCCAACATCGTCCTGCTGTGCCACGACTGCCACCGCGACGTGACGCTCAACCCGCTCGTCTCGAAGCTGACCGGGTACATCGTGCCGCCCTGGCTGGCCGACGCCGCCCCCACCACCCCCCTGATGACGTTCACCGGGGCCTGGGTGCTGCTGGACGACGAGGGAAACGTGACGCCCGCGCCCATCACCACCGGGGACCCCGCATGACGAACACACCCGCGCCCGACCTCGCCGCCGATACGCCGATCTGGGACGAGCTGGCGCCGCGCTGGACCGCGATGCAGGCAAAGTTCCGGGACCTGGACGCCGGGCTCGAGGACCCCGCGCCGAAGAAGGACCCGGCGCCGGCACGTAACACCTCCCGTAAGCGCCCCACCAAGGGGTCGCCGGGCAGTTCCACCCGCAGGGCCGCAACCACGCCTCAGGCGCCCACGGAGAAGGTCTCCGCGGGCAACCAGCCTGAGGCTGAGCCTTCGAAGGAGGCGTCGTGAAGCTGTGCATCATGACCGCGTGCGGTTCGATCGAGACGACCGGGCTGGACGAGGAGGTCGCGGCGGAGTTCGTCAACACCTACCGCAACGGCTCCGAGCGCGTGCTGTACATCCCGGACAGCGACCCCACCGAGCAGCACTACGTCACCCGGTCGGCCGTGATCTGGGCGGCCACCGGCCCCGACGTCGTCGTCGAGCCCGAGCCGGCCACCACCGCCGGGGCCGCCGAGGACCTGGTCACGGCGGACAAGGGAGGTAAGGGATGACCCGCACGCCGGGCATGACCCGGCACGCCGCCCGCGTCAGCCACGCCGGTCATGCCGCCGCGACGGTGGCCTTGAAGATGTTCATCTGGATCACGATCGGCCTGTTCCTGGGCACCGTGCTCACCCTGATCCTGGGCTGAGCCCCATGACCCTGATCAAGACCGAGGCCAGGGAGATCACGCTCTACGTGCCCGGCGGGCCGGTCACCCAGGGGTCGATGAGCCACGTCGGCGGCGGCCGGCTCGTGCACCCCAAGAAGCTGGCGCCGTGGCGCGACTCGATCCGCCTGCTGTCGCGCAACACCGCCGCCCGCACCGGGTTCCACCACCTGCCCGAGCAGCCCGTCATGGTCGACGTGGCGTTCTACCTGCCCAGGCGCGGCGCCGACCTGGGCCGCAAGTGGCCCACCACGCGCAGTGCCGGCGACCTGGACAAGCTGGTGCGCGCGGTCCTGGACGCGCTGTCCACCATCGGCAACGAGACCGGGATCCTGCACGACGACTCGGCCGTGGTCAGCCTGCGGGCGCGCAAGTGGTACGCGAACGAGGACAACCCGGCCGGGGTCGTGATCCGGGTCGCCCATCTGTCCAGTCCCGGCTAGCGTTTCACCCGATCCACTCCGCGTCCCTTGCGTCGGCGTGTCGATCCCCTCAGGGGGCGCCCGCCAGGTCTTCCACAGCCTGGCGGGCGCCCTCGCCCGTTGCACCCAGGTGCACCCTTGTGGGAGGATTGGGGCATGCCGACCACGCTGCCCCGCCGCTGGGTAACCGAGACCCCCGAGGTCCACCAAGCCCTGGAGCTGGCCCGCACCCGCTGGGGCGAGAAGCCCACCACCCAACTGCTCACCCTGCTCATCATCGAAGGCGCCGAGCGGGTCGCCGTCGACCCCGACACCCGGCGCGAGCAGCGCCGCGCGACACTGCGCTCCCTCAGCGAGGAGCACCCCTGGCGCGCCGGCCCCGACCACCTGGAGAAGGTCCGCGAGGGCTGGCCCGAGTGAGCGTGGTCCTGGACGCGAACATCATGATCGCGTTGCTCGATCCTCACCACGTCCACCACGCCCCCGTCCTTGACGCCCTTGGCGACCTCCTGCCCGACGCGCGGGGAAAGATCGCGGAGATCCACCGCCTGACCTTGGCCGAGGTCCTGGTCGGGTACGACGACGCGACCGAGCGGAACGAGATCTACGACCGCCTGATCTGGGGCGCGGACCTGCGCATCTGCAACCTGGAGCCTGACGAGGAGATACATCTCCTGGTCGAGGCACGGCAGAGGACGGGCGTCAAGATGCCTGACGCGTGTGTCCTGGCGGCAGCGATGTGGTTCGACGGCGACCTCATGACGTTCGACAAGCGCCTGGCGGGCGCCGCTGCCAAGGTGGGCGTACCCACCATCAACCTGATCTGAACCCCCACCCGCCCCCCGGGCGGGTGTCAGATACCCCGAGTAGAACGGAACCCATGGACATGGAGCAGTCCCCCACGACCACCGCGCTGAGCACGGCCCAGCTGCGGACCCTGCACAACAACATCAACAAGGACCGGGTCGCCAGCCGCGACGGCATGTCCTACCTGGAGGCGTGGGACGTCAAGGCCAGCCTGATCAGGGTGTTCGGCTACGCCGGGTTCTCCGCCGAGTGCCTGGACGCGAAGGTGATCCGCGAGGAGCAGATCCCGCAGGCCCGCAACCCGGACAAGATGAACTGGTCCATCTCCGCGCAGGCCACGGTGCGCCTGACGATCCACCAGACCGGCGCCGTCTACACCGAGTCCGCGATCGCGAACAACAAGCAGCCTGACTGGGGTGAGGCCGCCGACACCGCACTCAAGTCCGCCGAGTCCGACGCGCTCAAGCGCGCCGCGATCTACCTCGGCACCCAGTTCGGCCTGTCCCTGTACGCCGACGGGCGCATCACCGACGTCGTCAAGACGGTGCTGTCCCCCGACCAGGCCGACACGGTCGCGCTGATCAACACCTCGCGCGTCGACTCGCCCGAGGGCGTGACCGCACGGGAGCGGCTGCAGGCCGTGATGAAGGTCCACCCCGCCGCGACGGTCACCGAGTCGCCCGCCGTGGTGGTCGAGCCCACCGTGACCCACGTGGCCACCGTCGAGGGCCCGGTGGCCAAGGCCCTGGCCAACGCCGAGCGGGAGGCCGCCGAGATCGCCAAGGCCGAGCGCGCAGCGCAGCGCATCGAGACCGGGCAGCGCCCCGCCGCGCAGACCAAGCGCAAGGGCTCCACCCGCAAGGCCGCACCCGCCGAGTCGGTCAGCGCAGACCGGCAGGCCGTCGCCCGCCAAGCCCTGGCCGCCGCCGAGCAGCACGTCGGGCTCACCGAGCCGGGCTGGGGACCGGGCCACCCCGACTACGTCATGGACGACGAGATCCAGGTCATGGAGGACTCCCAGTGACGGTGGAGGCCCTGGAGGGCCTGGACGTCAAGGAGGTCGTCACCGAGTCGATCCGGGACTGGACCACGAAGTCTGACCGCTCCCAGCAGTCCGACCAGGGCCTGCTCGGACCGTCCGAGATCGGTGCGTGCCGCGCGTACATCGCGCACACCATCGCCGGCACCGAGCGCTTGCCGGAGGAGGGCATCAAGCTGGCCGCGTTCGTCGGGGAGGCCGTGGGTGAGCTGACCGAGCGCGCCGTCATCGCCCACCTCGCCAAGACCATCGGGCCGGCCGCGCAGCAGCAGGTGCCGCTCACGGCGCGCCTGCCTGGGCTGGGCGTGGAGATCTCCGGGCACGCCGACCTGGTCGTCGGGCCCCGCGTGTGGGACGCGAAGACGAAGGACGGCCTGGCGGACACCCGCCGCAACGGCGCCGACTTCAAGCACGTCGCGCAGATCAACACCTACCAGCTCGCGCGCATCCAGCAGGGCCTGGCCACGCCCGAGGACGAGTGGTCCCTGATCTACATCGACCGCTCCGGCGAGGACGAGAACATCGTCGTCATCTCCAGCCCGTACGACCCGGAGATCACCGCACAGGTCGAGGCCCGGCTCGAGGACGCGATGTACGCCGCCCAGTACGACCTGTCCTCCGCGCCCCGGGACGAGCCCTACCCGTACTGCGCGCGGTACTGCCCCATGTTCAACGCCTGCCGAGGCGGCGACGAGCACCAGCAGGGCGGCCTGATCACCGACCCGGCCCTCCTGGACGCCGAGGCCCAGTACCGCGAGGGCCGCGACATGGTCCGCGAGGGCGAGAAGCTGAAAGAGGCCGCGCAGAAGAAGCTCGACGGCGTCTACGGGTCCACCGGGAAGCACTCCGTGACCTGGACCGAGGTCCCCGAGACGTTCATCAACGGCTACACCCGCAAGTCCTACACCCGCATCGACGTGCGCCCCGTGCGCGCCCCCAAGAAGGCCACGTGAGCCGCCCCCGCGGCCCGGGTCTGGGCACGAGCGCCGCCACGGGGGCGCTGGGCGACTGGCAGCGCCGCGCCGCCCTGGCCGCACCGCCCGAGGTCGAGGAGACCCCGAGCGACCAGGAGTGGTGCGCGGCCATGGGCCTGCCCTACGAGAGCCCCGAGGAGGACCGGTGAGTGATACACCCGGGCCCGACCCAATCGAACTTATCAACCAGCGGGTGACCCCATGATGGAACAGCAGCCCAGCCCCCGCGAGATCGTCGAGGAGTACGCCGACGAGGAGGGCATCGTCTGGGCCGCGTCCTTCACCAGCGAGGGCGCCCGGATCGTGTGCCACACCCAGATCAGCCTGGTGCCCACCGTGTACGCGGTGGTCGCGGAGTTCTACGTCGCGGCCGACGCCATCGAGACCGCCAGCGCGAACATGATCGGGGACCTGAGCCGGCTGGCCGCCGTCGGCGACCTGTACGACGCGAAGCAGGACGGCGACCCGCAGGCAGCGATCGACGAGGCCAAGGGTGCGCTGACCAGGGCCAGGGCCGCCGCGCGTAGTCTCGGCGCCGAGCTGCGGGCCGCGCAGAACGCGATCGCGGGCGTCGGCCACAACGCCGACGAGCGCCGCGCGTGACGGGACCCGATGAGCCCTTGAAGCGGGGGCGGGTGTGGTTCTACCGGCCCGAGTGGTACTGGGACCCGGCCCCGATCCGCCGGGGCCATGACGAGTTCGCGCGCAACACCATCGTCATCGGCTGGCCCTTCACCGGCCGGGTCATCATCGCCACCGGCTACTGCGGCGACCAGGAGTGTGTCCGGCAACGCGACAAGATGCTCGAAGAGCTGGGCGAACCCCCATGGGGTGCGTAACCGTTACGCACCCCGCCTAGTTCGGGATCACCAGGGCCCGGAACCCGGCGCCGCCGGAATCGGGGGCACCGATCGAGACGCGGACCAGGGACCGCACACCGGCCTTGTCGACGCGCAGCAGCATGCCGGTCTCGCTGGCGGCCGTCGGCTCGGTAGCCTCGATCTGGGGGACGCTGGAGCTGGCGGTCCCGGTCGGCACGGTCCGCAGCCCGATCTTGGCGCCCTGCGCGGACCCGTAGGTCCACGCCTCGGTGGCCTCCGCGCGGATGACGGCGCCGGTCCGTTCCGTTCCCGACTCGATCGACCCGAACACGACATCGCCCAGGGTGGCGGCGTTGTTCGGGGCGCCCGGCGCCGCGATCGTGCCGGTGTTCTTGGAGAAGAACACGTACGGGCGGACGGCGGTCGTGCTGGAGTAGGAACGGTACTGGCAGCCCAGCGTCCCGTTCTTCTGCATGATGGACCACACGCGGGCGGTGGTCCCGGTGTCCTCATAGGTCAGGCGTGAGGAGGTGCCGATGCGCATCTCGCCGGTGGTGCCCTGGTTGTTGATCCGGAACACCTCGTGCGTTCCGTCCCAGAACACGACCGGGCGCAACGACCCGGTGCCGGACGCCCACGGGCTGATCTTGAACCCGGGGACGGTGCCGTTGTCGCCGGACGCCTCGATCGCCAGGAACTCCCGATCGGGAACACCACCACCACCCGGTGTGCGGTACACCTGCAGCCCCGCGATGGCCCCACCGGCGTCGGTGCCTGCCCCGGTATCGGTGGCGGGCGCCACCTCCACGTAGGGCATGACCGCGGGCACGTTACCGGGCACACCAGTCACGTGCAGGCGCTGCCCGGCGAACCCGTCGACCAGACGCACGGACAGTATGTTGCCGATGCGGAACGACTCCGCGGGGTCGAAGATCTGCGCGGCCGTCCACACGTTCTCCTCGCCGGTCATCGCCGCGATGGCATCATCCGCGACACCATGAACCGCTTCGTTGGTCTCGGTGTCGGGGCCGGAGATCAGCCCCGCGACAGCTCCGTCGGACACCACCTGCTGCCCGCTGCACCTGCAGCCTGCCATTTCAGTCTCCTACCCCGAGTAGATGATGTTGTAGTTGGTGAAGTAGGTCGTGCCGAACGTGATCACGATCTCGCCGGCCGCCCCCCGCGTCACGGTCGAGACCATGGCGCCCTGCTTGTTCTCGAACACGGCGTACTTGTTCGTGCCCGGCGAGGCGTCCTCACCGAAATAGATCACCGACTGCACACCGCTGCCCGAACGGGTCCCCCGCAGGAACACCACACCGTGCAGCTTCTCCGGCGTGATGGTCAGCGAGGAGGCGGACGCGGCCTGGTCCCGGCTGGAGTTGAACCCGGTAGCGGACACGATCGTCGGGAAGCGCTGACCCCCGTTGTTGATCCACCCCACCAGGGCGGTGTCGGTGCCCGTCGCGATCGACGCGTCCCCGTACGGGCCGGGTGCGGTGGCGTACCCCGACACGCCGCCGGAGACGTACTCCCCGACGTTGCCGACCCGGGTCAGCGAGTTGGGTGGCGTGGCCCCGCTGGACCCGTTGACCGAGTAGATGTGCGAGGGGCTAGAGGTGCCGGCGCTGGAGTCGTCCTGGCCGGCACGGTACCGGTTGCCGGTGATCGTCACGCCCCGCTGGTACGCCAGCTGGATGTGCACCGACTGCGCGCTGGTCGTCTCGACATAGGCCGGGTTGCCCACCACAGCCCAGCCCCAGCGGCCCACCGTGCCGTCACCCCCGGCGCCGTTGCGGCAGAAATAGTTGCCGGTGATCACGGCGCCCCACGCGCCGGACGGCAGGTTCACGCCCGCCCAGCCGTTGCGGTCGAACAGGTTGCCCACGATCGTCGTCTCGCCGGCCGCGTCCAGGCCGTACCGGGCGTTCCACTCCACCCGGTTGTTCACGATCCGCCAGAAGTTCCCCGCGACCTTGATCCCCGCGTCGGAGCAGAACGCGATCGTCGAGTTGGCGATCCACCCGTCGGCGCTGTCGGTCTGGATCCCGTACTTGCACTTGCCGACGTTGGCGCGGTCGATCTGGACGGACTTGCCGGCCAGGATCCCGGTCTCGAAGCCGAAGGCGCCGCAGCCGATCACCGCGGACTCGGAGTCCGCGTCGATGCCGACCAGCGCGCGGCCGGTGCCCTCGACCCAGTCGGCCCGGTAGTAGTCCGGCAGGGTAGCGGCCTCGACCTGGACCCCCTCGATGATGCTGTTCGCGTTCGTCTTGATGCCGGTCGTCCCGCCGGTGTTGGTGACCACCACCTTCGTGGTGCCGGTGGTACCGCTGCCGTACCCCCGGTTGAACGCGCCCACCAGGTGTGCCCCGGACGGAAGAATGACGGCGTCGGGGTCGATCAGGTAGGTCTTGCCGTGCGTCAGGCGGATGGTCATGGCGCCCGTCGCGATGGCCGCCACGATGGCGGCGGTGTCGTTCGCCACGCCGTCACCCACCGCGCCGTACAGCTCCGGGCGCACACCATCGACCCACTTGTCGACGAGCACGTTGCTGGTGTCCGTCTCGGCGTCGGACAGCAGCGCGGCCACGACGTCGTCGGACACCCCCGGCCCGGTCAGGACCTCGCCCGAGATGACGTACGGCTCGTTCACCACCCCCTCGCCGGTCAGGGTCAGGTTCAGCGACTCCGTGTCCTGCACGATCAGCTGCCCCGTCATCGGCTGCCCCACCGCGCTGATGACGTACGGGTTGGAGGCCTCACCGGACCCGGTGACCTCGATGCCGTCGCCGGCGGTCACGCCACACGAGCACCGGCCACCAGCGCAGTCACACCTGGCCATGTCAGCTCCTCAGTCCTTGTGTCACGACGGCAGGTCCAGCCACGCCGTGCCGTCCCAGTGCGCCCCCGGCGCCTCGACCCACTCCCCGCCGACCGTCCAGGCCTTGGGCACGCCGGTGCGCTCGGTCCACGCCAGGTCCGTCTCGCGGTGGTTGAAGGTCACGGTGGGCCCCGAGGGCACGGCGATACCGGGCCGGATCTCCGCGATGAACCGCAGATACCCGGTGCCTCCACCCGCCCCGTTCAGCGTCCGGCTGACCGCCGACCCGGCGGCGTACTCACGCGCGGAGTCGTACATCCCGATCGGGGTGGCCACCGTCCCGCCGCCGGTCAGCTCGACCCGCTCGATGTCCAGCGCGTCGGTGGTCGAGAACGACGTCACCGATGCGCTCCTGAAGACGGCCGACAGGATCCACGACCCCGCCGTGCGGGTCGTGATCGTCGGTGTCGGGTTGACGTCCTGGTTGAACGCCCACGCCCCGATCGGCGAGGAGGTGTTGGCACCTGAGTACGCGACCATGCCCACGCCCACGAAGCGGCTGCCGCTGGTCCCGGCGGACACGAACCCCAGCGTGCTCGGCTCGTTGTGGGCGATCTTGTACCAGACCGAGTACTCGAGGCCGCCGGTGGGCGTGAACTGGATCCGGGTAAACCCTGCCGGCGGCGTGACGCTCCCGCCGTTGCGGGTCACCGCCGCGACCAGCAGGTCCCCGTTGACCACGTAGGACGCGTCCAGGCTGATCGTGGCCGTGGGGGTGGTGCTGGGCCAGGTGCCCGCCCCGCTGGCCGCGCCGCGGTAGGCGATCGGCCCGGTGCCGGTGGTCTCGTCGGAGATGAGGTCCGTCCACCACGCCACCTGGGACTGGTTGGCGACGCTGGACGTGCTCATCGTGACCACGCGGTCGTGGGTCGACCCGCGGGCCACCGTGGCGTTGGTGTCGTACACCGCCTGCGCGGGCCGTGACCCGCTGGTGCCGCCCACAGTCATGTTGTCGGACCGCTCGGCGTCGGTCGCCTCGTCGATCACGAACGTCACGCCCGCGTCGGTCGCCCCGAACGCGCCGGCCATGGTGGCAAACCACGAGTTGTCCACCGCGGCTGTCTTGGCGGGCAGCGGCAGGGTGGTACCGGAGGTGGGCTTGACCACGTGCAGGTGACCCACGGGGCTGGTCGGGCTCACCCCGGTGTACGCGTTCATGGCGACGATGCCACGCGCGGCCGTGCTGAGCGTCCAGGTGTAGGTGGCCGGCTCGGTCCCGTCCGCCAGGCGCCAGTACAGGCCGACGGACCCTTGGAACACGTTGTCGACGCGTACCAGGTTCCACCCGGCGGGGCGGGTCACCGCCAGGGTGCCGCCCACGTTGAAGTACGTCCAGGTCAGCAGCACATCACCGGCCACCACCCCCGCCGGGACCGCCACGGCGATCGTGGTGGCGGCCGTGGCCAGCTGGGAGACCTGCCGGGACCGGAACGCGATCATGAGATGTCGAACCAGATGTCCCCGACCTGCGGGTCGGGCGGCGGCGTGGCGGACACGGTGATCGGGTTGCGCGCAGTGGCCGCGACCCACTCGGCGCCGTCGAACACCAGGGAGTCGCCGTCGGCGGCGCCGGTGGTGTCCACGTCGGTCAGGTCACCCAGGGCGCCGGCCGGCGCGCTGAGGACCTGCCCGGAGACGACGTACGGACTGGCCGTAGTGCCCTGCCCGGCCAGGGTCAGGTTCAGGGACGCGGTGTCCGACACGGTGAGCTGCCCGGTGATGGGCTGCTGCGCGCCGGGGATGACCTCCCCGGAGATGATGTACGGCTCGTTCACCAACCCCTGCCCGGTCATGGTCAGGTTCAGGGACGCCGTGTCCGCCACCGTGACCTGCCCGGCGATGGACTGGCGCAGGGCCTCGATGACGTACGGGTTGCTGGCCTCGCCGGAGCCGGTGACCCGGATGCCGTCACCCTCCTGCACGCTGCACGAGCACCCGCCTGCGGCGGCGCAGTTACACCTCGCCATGTTGTGCCCCCTTTAGGTCTTGATGATGAAGTTGAGCGCGAGCGCTGGCGGCAGGGACGAGCCCGAACCGGTCGTGTTCTCGCCGCCCGCGCCGGTCGAGCCGGCCCCACCCGACCCGGACGTCCACGGGCCGGAGAATTGCGTCGATCCGGCCAGCTCGGCGCCGGTCGAGATCTGCGCAGTGGAGGGGCCCATGTCGAGGGGCCCGGCGTGGTTGGTGCGTCGGGTGGCGTCCCAGTTGCGCGTGTTGCTGGTCCGCCGCATGAAGATGTCGCCTTCATCGAACGTGATCAGCGCGTGGCCGTCGCTGCCGAGGCCGTGCTCATGGCTGGGGATGGAGTGGGTGTGCCCGGGGAGGGTGTGCGTGTGCGCCGGGATCGAGTGGGAGTGGGTCGAGCTGCCGATCGTCCAGCCCCGTACGTACCCGCCACCGGTGCCCACCGGGAAGCGGTTGGCCATGTTCGGCACGTTGAACGTGGTGGACCCGTCCCCGTCGCCGTACGTCGTGCCGATGACGTCGAACAGGTTGGCGTACGTCGCGCGGGAGACCGGTGTGTCGTTGCACAGCAGCCAGCCCGACGGCGCACCTGGACCGGCCCACGGCGTCACGAGGCCGGTGGGGACGACGAACCCGGCGGTCGAGGTAGGGTCGATGCGCAGCGGGTCGCCCGCCGACCCGTCGCCCAGCAGCCCGGAGCCGACCGCGACCGCGCCGGCCGGGGCGGTGGTGGCCGGGATGGGCTGCCACACCGTCCCGTTCCACGCCAGCACCTGGCCCTCGGTCGGTTCGATGTCCGCGACGTTCAGCAGCTCGTCCAGGGACACGGTCGCGTGCCCGGACAGCAGGTACGGCTCTTCCGTGGTCCCTTCACCGAGCAGGGTCAGGTTGATCGTCGCCGTGTCGGTGACCGTCAGGCCACCCCCACCGCCGGCGGTGCCGCTGGCGACGTTGATGACGTACGGGTTGATTTCCGTCCCGGCGCCGTCGACCTCGATCCCCGTACCGCCCTGCACGAGGCAGGAGCAGCCTGTATCGCTACATCCGCATCTGGGCATCGGTTACCTCCATCCGTAGACGCGCCAGGTGCACGCCGCGAGGCGGACGGTGGCGCCGGTCATGTTGGTCGCGGTGAGGGTCACGACGTCGTCGGCCGTGGCGTGCGCCTGCACGGCCAGCCGCGTGGACAAGCTGGACGTCACCTCGAACACCCACCCGCTGTGGGGTCTCACGCCCGCCACCGTCAGGTCCAGGCAGACCGAGGCGCCGTCGGGGATCTCGGGCATCGCCCAGTAGGCCCGCGCGGACAGCATCAGGGTTCCGCGCACGACCGGCTCGGTCGGGGTCCAGCCGGTCGGGACCGGCGCCCAGTCGAGGCCGTTGAACTGACGGATCTGTCCGTCCGCGTCCGCGGTCTGTACGGCCTCCGTCACATCTCCGCCTTAAGGGTGTCGATTTTCGATCGTCCCTGCGGCGCGGCCACCGCGTAAGTACGTGCCCAAGCCTAGGTCTCCTCCTCCAGCTCCGCCTCCTCCGGCTCCGCCTCCTCCGGCACCGCCTGCCGCACGTACGCCCACCCCGCCGGCCCCAGGCCGACCAGTTCCGGGACCTCGAGCCAGGTCTCCGACACGCTCGTAGCCGGCACCAGGTACACCACATCGGCGGGGATCGGCGTGCGCTGGCGTCGCTCCAGCCGGGCCAGGCGCCTGCCCACCAGGCCCATCCACTCCCCGCCGGTATCAGGTCGTTCGTCCATCAGAGCGTGACTCCCGCTTCGTCCACCACAGGGTTGCCGGTCGAGGGGACCAGGATGATCTGGATCCGCTCCCCCGCCGCGTCGTCGTTGACCTGCACCTTGTTCAGCTTCTGGTACTGCTGGACCTGCCGGATGGCGAGCTTCGCCCGGACCGGTACCTGGATCCCCGGCACCAGGTTGTCCATCGTCAGCACCCCGTTCGGGTTGATCCGCGCGTTATCCGGGACCCGGATCTGGACCGGCGACGGCATGTGCCCGACCAGGTTGCGACGGGCCTGCTCCGAAAGCTCGGCCTGCGTCGGCTTGGCCGAGTCCTGCTCCTCGTCGTACGCGCTGTCCAGGACCTCCCAGTTCCCGTAGTAGTCGTCCGCGCCACCCGCCACGGCATACATGCCGTTGCCGCCGGTCACGGCCGCGAACGTCGCCAACTCCATCCCGAACACGGTGATGCGCACGTCTCCGAGGAAATCGGCCTGCGTGACCGTGGGGGTGCGGCCGATCGCGATGTGCCGGTCGAACAACACGATCCTGCGCCCGATGACCGTGTAGTCCAGGCCGGAGTACGACGCCAGGGAATCGATGTCCTCGAACACGGTCGACTGGTACGCCTTGGTGATGCGTGAGGTCTTCGCCATGCCGCGCGACCTGATGACCTGCAAGTGCGGCAGCACGTTGATCGGCGGGTCCTCCCTCTCCCGCCGCGCCAGCTCGGTCCGCAGGATCTTCGCGGCCCGGTCCACGGTCGTGGAGATGTGCGGGTAGGCGTTGTTGTACCGGCGGCGCATGATCAGCCGGTACGCGTAGTGCATGACGTCCCGCGCCTGGATCTTCACGGTCGGGGTCAGGCCCTGCTCCTCGACCAGCAGCGTGATCGGCCCCTCCCACACCCGCTGCGTGCCCCGGTAGACCACCAGCTCGTGCCGGCCCGGCTCGATCTGCTCCAGCATGCGCAGGCACGCCGGCCCCGGGGAGGAGATCGTGATGTCCGCCAGGGAGATGTCGTCCCGCACGCGCTGCCACTGCACGCTGATCACGTCCTCCAGCTGGAACAGCCTGGTGAAACCGCCCCGGTCGTAGACCATGACGGTGTGGTTCGTGCAGCCGACCCCGGCGTTAACGGCCATCGCGCGCCCCGCTCATTCGCGCGCCGCCAGACACAAGGTGGTCGACAGGCTGCCGTCGTCGGTGGGGACCATGTCGACCGTCATCTTGTACTGCAGCCCGCACGACAGGCTCGACCACACCATCGGGCCGCCGTCGGACGCGTACAGCAGGTGCGACGCGGGGCGCACGATCCCGCCGGGGCTGGTCACGTACGCCCGCTGCCGGATGCTGTCGACGGTCAGCGTCGACCACCGGGGGATGAACGAGACGATGAACTCGCCGCAGAAGTCGCACGGCTCCAGCTCCCCCAGGTCCAGGCCCAACGGGTTGGGGTAGAACCGCACCCGGGCCTGCTTCACCGGCTCGCCCTTGGCGCGGATCGTGACGACCGGCAGCGCGTCCGACCACACGGGCACCAGGTCCTCGTCCAGCACGTACTGGTACCGGGACCACTGCACCGGCTCCCGGAGGCATTCGTCGTCGATCAACGGCGCCCGCGGAGGGGCCGGGATCTTGGTGCAGTCGGGGTCGACGATGATCGGCATGTTGTCCACGACGCGCTGCGCGACCGACGTCGAGTAGTTGCGCCGACGGCTCCACCGGTACCGGGTGACCAGGGTGTCGGCGGTGTCCCCGTCGAAGTACTCCAGGGTCTGCGACCCCCACTCCAGCAGCCCGGCCGCCCACCAGGTCATGTCACCGACCTGCGCGTTCCCACCGGTCGCGTCCATCGCGGCATGCCCGACCAGGAGCGCGGTGCCGCCGGGCGCTCTGAACGTCACCGCGACGCGCCCCCACTGGCCCGCGGGGATGTTCAGCGTCCCCACCGGGCTCTGCCCCAAGAGCTTGCCCTTCGCGGACACGTAGTCGAACCAGATGGACCCCATCGCGTCCCGGGACGGCTTCGCGTACACGCTGGCGGTGGTCAGCAACCCGGGCGACGCCTGGATCAGCGGGACGGGCTGGGACAGCCGCTCACGGGAGACGCCGACCTCGTCCAGCTGCGACATGCGCGGGGTGCCGTCCCCGGCCTGCACGATCTCGCGCAGCGACACCGCGTCGGGCATCGGCAGGCCGGGCTCCCAGTCGACGTCGTACCGGTCGTCGTCGAGCTGGACGCCCCACACCCACTCACCTTCCCCCTGGTTCCGGGCGATCTTGGGCGAGACCATGAAGTTGCGCCGCGTGGTGACACCACCGTCCGCGGTGCACGAGATCTCCGGGACCAGCCGTGGCGGTCCGATCAAGTCGCCCGGGGACACCGCGCGCCGGGCGATCCCGACCGGCGACGGCGTCGCGGCGACCAGCGTGAACTCCACCCGCACGTAGTTCGCGCAGTCCGACGGGAACTGCTCCACGACCCTGGGGCCGTCGACCAGGGTGACGTCGTACAGGAAGCGCTCGTACGGCGCGGTGCACTGGGAGATCGGGTCCAGGACCAGGTTGTTCTGACAGTCGCGGATGTCCCCGGTGTGCCAGTCGGGCGAGTCGGAACAGATCGGCGGGCACGCCGTGAAGTAGCACAGGTGGTCACCCGTGCACGTCAGCTGGGAGGCGCACGGGCTGCCGAGCAGCGCGTTACGCAACCACACCATCCCGTAGGAGATGGCCGCGTCCGTGCGCCCGACCAGCAGGCCCGTGACCCGCATCTGCCGGCTGGCGCGGCGCGGCACGGACACCGACGCGCCGTCCTCCATCAGCTCGGTGATCGAGACCGTCGTGACGCCGTCGTCGAACCCCTGCACGTCCAGCGGGTACAGGCCGTAGAAGTCCCAGGAGTCCGGGTTCTCCTCGTCGTACCAGTCGGGCTGGTCGACCAGCGGCGACTGGTACGGCCGGTGCCCAAGGACCTCGTTGAAGTCGTCGCACCCGTCGCACTCGCGCAGGTCCAGCTTCGGCAGCGCGTGCTTGGTGTAGGCGGTGGTGCGGGCCTGGTTGATGATCTCGGTCCCGCCGAGCGACATGTACCCCTGGAAGACCATCTAGGACACTCCCCCTCTCACGCCATCCGCGTGACGAGCCGGTCCAGCACCATGTTTGCCGCGACTTGCGGGTCGGTGGTCTGGGTGACGATCTGGATCGCGCCGGCCGCGACGTTGTTGTTGCGCGTGCTGTAGTTGGCGGTGCTGACCGGGGAGGCGTTGTCGAACGCGCCGATCGACCCGCGGGCCAGGGCGGCGGCGGCGAAGTCGGCCGAGCGGGCGTTGTTCTCCATGCCCTGCACGAGACCGGCCACGACGTCGCTACCGATGTCGCGGAACACCCTGGACGGGCTGTTGCTGTCGAAGCCCTTCTTGCCGGTCACCTTGTCGATGACGCTCTGGGCGACGTTGCCCACGCTCGCCAGCAGGTTGTCGATCCCTGCCGTGACTCCGGCGGTCAGGCCGCTGATCAGGCTCGAACCTGCGCTGGTCAGGGTCGAGCCCAGGTTCCCGATCGCGCCGAGGATCCGACCGGGGATGCCCGCAGCCGTCGTCACCAGGTTTCCGATACCGGAGGAGAACGCCGTCACGGCGGAACCAATCGCTTCGCCGGCCCAGGCCTGGAGGTCCCCGGCCAGCCCGGAGAGCTTGGCCAGGATCCGGCCGGGCAGCTCCTGGAACCAGTTCAGGACGTTCTCGCCGGCCCGCACCACGCCGTCGCGCAGGCCGTTCATCACGTCCACGCCCAGGTTGTCCATCACGGTGGACGGCGAGTGGATGCCCATCAGCCCCTTGAACGCCGCGATCAGCGCCGTCCCGATGGTCTTGATCGCGTCGGTGACGATCTTCGGGTTGTCGATGATGCCCTTGGCCATGCCCGTGACAATCCCGACACCCAGCTTGATGATCAGGGGCAGAATGTCGCCGAAGGCCTGCTGGATGTGCGGCAGCAGCCTGATGATCGCCTCCTGGATCTCCGGGCCGTGCTCCAGCATCCCCTGGTTGACCGCGGTCAGGATGGCGACGCCGGCCTCGATGAGCTGGGGCATGATCGCGTCCATCGCCGCGGTGACGGCCGGCAGCAGCCCGAGGAGCGCTTCGGTCAGGCTCGGCAGGGCGGCGATCAGCCCGACCACAAGGGCGCCCAGGATCTGCCCTGCAGCCAGGACAAGGGAGGGCCCCGCCTCCCCGATCGCGAGCAGGATCGCCTCGACCAGCCCGGCGGCGGCCTCCAGCAGGGCCGGCAGGTTCGCCAGCAGCCCGTCGGCCAGCCCGGTCACCAGGTCCATCGCCGCGGCCAGGACCAGCGGCAGCACGTCGGCGATCGTGCCCACCGCGTCGGTCAGCAGCGTCAGCAGGCCCTCGGCGATCATCTGGGCGTTGTCGGCCAGGCCCTGCACCAGCGCGCTGACCAGCGTCAGGGCCGCGCGCAGCAGCAGCGGGACCAGGGTGCCCAGGGCCGTCACCACCAGCGGCAGCGCGGCCACGAACTGCGGGATGGCCGCCTGGAGCCCCGTGGCGAGACCAGTGAACGCTTGCGTTGCCGCCGCGACCACGGCGGGCAGCAGCCGCGCGAGCTGTCCGACCAGCACGCCCAGCAGGTTCCCCACCGCCGGGCCCAGCTTGAGGAAGGCTTCCGACAGGCCCTCCCCGAGGCCGCTGAGCACCCCGGTCAGGCCGGTGACGACGTGGGGCAGCGCGTCCGCGATCGTGTCGACCAGGTCGGCGAGGTTGATGCCGATGTCGCGCAGGGCGCCGGGCAGCAGGCGGGCCGCGTTCTCGGCGAAGGCGGATGCGCTGGAGAAGTCGGTCAGGCCGCTCACGATCCGGCCCAGGGGGTTGAGCAGCCGGCCGAATACGTCGGCGACCACGGTCAGGACGGGCGTGAGCGCGTCGAGGGTGGCCAGGAGCCCCTGCCCGAGGATCGTGGCGAACTCGCTCAGGGCGGGCAGGATCGGCGTGATCACGGCCCCGATGGTCGTCAGCGCCTGCGAGAACACGACCAGCACGCCGAAGTCCTCACCGATGATCGACAGGATCTCGCCGATGATCGGCAGCGCCGCCGACAGGGAGTCGATGAACCCCACCAGCTGGGCCACCACGGTCGGGGTGACCATGTCCGCCAGGGTCTTGCCCAGGGAGCCGATCAGGCCCAGCAGCGGCACGGCGACGGTGTTGGCCTGCTCGAACCAGGCGGTGATCGTCGCAGCACCCTCGACGGACCGGGTGAAGGCCAGGAACTCCTCGGCCAGCTGCCCCAGGATCCCCAGGAACTCGTTGCCGGGGCCTGCCCCGAGCAGGAACACGTTGCCCAGCGCGACCGTCAGCGGGTTGATCAGCCCGAACAGGGCGTCCAGGGAGGCCAGGGCGGTGTCGAAGAACGCGGCGAGCTGGCCCGAGTCCGCCATGACCTGCATGGCGTCGGCGAAGTTGGCCGCCCAGCCCGCGAACGACTCGCCCAGGGCCACGGCCGCCGGGCCGGCGGTGGCCCACATGGTCAGCAGGCCCTGCGTGATGCCCGCCAGCGCGGTCCCGAACAGCGTCAGCGCGGCCGGGAACGTGGTCTCCATCGCGGTCAGGAACGCGGAGAACCCGGAGGACTTGACGACCTCGGTGAACGCGTCCGCGATTCCCGCGACCGACTTACCCAGGGCCGTACCGACGTCGGACTTGTCGATCAACCGGTCCAGGGCCGCGATCAGCGGGGTGATGCCCTCCGCCGCGGCGTCGGCCATCTCCCTTCTCTGCTCTTTCCACGCCCCGGACAGGCCCTTGACGGCCTCCTTGAGCTCGCCGGACCGCTTGAGCAGCTTCTCCCACTCCGAACCCAACATCCTGGACGCCAGGACCCCGGCCGTCAGCGGCCCGCCCAGGATCAGCAGCGCGCCGCCCAGGCCCACGATCGCGGAGCCCAGGGCGCTGACCAGGGTTCCCGACAGGGCCGACCCGAGGGCGGCCATCTGCGGGCCCATGGTGGCGATCAGCCCCAGCACCAGCCTGACCGTGTGGTCCATCCGGCTGAACATGCCCCTGTGGAACCCGTCGCCGAACGCGGCCCCCGCTGCGCTACCCCGGCCGCCCGCGCCCCCGCCGAACCCGGACAGCAGCCGCTCCAGGACGGCCTCGATCCGGGCCCGCCCGTTCTGGATGCCGTCCGCCAGGCCCCGGGCGAAGTTGCTGCCAGCGCGGTTCCCCTTCCGGTGGAAGTCGCCACGGCCCAGCACCCGCTCCAGTTTCTTGGAGACCTCGCCCGACCGCTCCTCGATCCCGTCCCCCAGGCCCTCGGCCAGGTCGGTGCCCTTCTCCTTGCCGATGTCCGTGGTGTTGATCTCCCGGATCATGCGCATCGCGTTGGCCGGGACCTGCCGCAGCTGCCCGTCCATCCCAGTGATGAACTCCCGGCCGACCCGGTCCCCGACCTTCTTCATCCGGGGCTCCAGGACCTTCCCGGCCTGGTTCGCGATACGGCGGGCCTGGGCGGGCATGCCGCTGCCGTCAAAGTCGACATCGACCTCAGCCGACGCGATCGTGGGTCCGGCCACGTGTCACCCCCCTACCGTCTGGGACCAGGCCGCCATCTGCCGCAGCGAGTCCGTGTGGTCCTTGGGGGCGCGACGCATCCGCGTGTCGGCCTGCCCACCCAGCGGGGCCTCCAGCTGGGTGTTGAACTTCTCCCGGGCACCCTCCTTGTGCTCCAGGCGGGGCAGGCACCAGGCGTAGATCAGGTTGCAGAAGCGATCTGGGGGGAGCGCGAGCGCGTTGATGCCTTGCGCCGCGAGTTCGCCGTCGATCGTGCCCCAGTGCTCGGCTGCGATGCCGTGGAGCCGGACGACGGCTTCGTAGGGCGTCCCGTGCGCTCCTCGACGATCCACTCCAGCACGTTCATGACGTCCGCGAGCTGGAACCGGTCGGACCGGTCGCGCAGCCGGCGGCGCAGGTGCCGCGCCGTGGGGGGGTCCATCAGCGACCAGAACAGGTCGAGGATCGCGACGGCCTTCTCCCCGTCCTCCGCGTACTGCGACATCGCCCCGGCGACCAGCGCGATGTCCGCCTCGGTCGGCGTCATCGCGTACAGCTGGGTGTCGTCGCCCTGGATCTTGAACGGCAGTAGCTCCTCCTCCTCGTCGTCGTTCATCTCTCGCTCCAGCGCGAGCGCGAACTCCTTGACCATGCGCGGCCCCTTCTTTCTGGTTGGTGGTGTGCATCCGGCCGCCTAACGCAGCCGGTGGATCGTCATGGCGCGGTTCAGCCCGTCCTGGAGGAAGTTGTTCGGCCTCTGGCCGTCCACGCTCTTGGTCAGCCGGCCGATGGTTGCGGTCCAGTCGCGGCGACCGCGCGCGGCGGCCACCGGACGCGGCGGGGCGTAGAGCTTCATGGCCCGGCCGGGCGGCATCGTCTTGCCGTTGGTGCCCAGCGCCACCCACCTCGCGTGCCGGGCCGCAGCCCAGACGGTGACGCGGTTGCCGAACTGGTTGGTGCCGCGCCGGTCGGAACCGACGGAGCGGCGCAGCGTCCCGGTCCGCTTGGGTGCCGCGATGCGCACCTGGTACTCCAGCGAGCGGCGGAACCGCCCGGTGTACCGGTACACGCCGCCGCCGGGGAACCACAGGGACCTGATCGCGTCGGGGTGCACCCGGACACGGCGGCGTGAGGCCATCAGCGCACCACCCCCTCGGCGACGGTGACCTGCCACGTGCCGCCCACGACCGCGCCCTCGGGACCCGCCGGTGTGTAGGCACCCAGGGACACGCCCTTGGCGCTGGCGTTGCCCAGGCAGCACTCGATCGCGCGCAGCATCGCGGCCATCGCCGCCATCTGCAGGCGCGTGGAGTCGAACATCGCGCCCAGGCCGGGCGGGGTGCTGGAGCGGCCCTCGGTGACCGGGGCGCAGTACAAGACTCCGACCTCGAGCTGCACCGCCATCGGCATCAGGCACCCGCTGGCGCCCTGGTCCTGGCCGGGGAAGGTCCCCGACGGGTACACCGAGGCCACCCGCACCCACGCCATGCCCTGCTCCGGGGTGACGTAGTCGGTGGCGACGGCCTCCCCCGGCATCGGGGAGCAGATGCAGGTCGGGGGCAGGCCGGCGGTGACCACCTCGGCGCACAGGCAGTCGACCAGGCCCACCAGCACGGGCCAGGCGACCGTGTCCTCGACCAGGAGGTCGTCGACCGGTGGTGCGCTCACGGCGGCGTCACCACCCCGTACTGGGTGGTGGCCCGGGGGCGGGAGGACGGGGTCCACACCGACGGCGGGGTGCGCAGCCCGTACGGGTTGTAGATCCGCACCACGGCGTCGACCTCACGGATGCCCGTCAGGCCCTCGTCGAAGATGCTGGTCGAGATCTCCCAGGACACGCCCTGCCGGGACACGGAGGTGACGCCGTCCGGCAGGCCGCAGGACTGGCCCATGCACGCCTTGGCGTACTCGACCGCGAGCAGCCCGGCCGCCCAGGCGACCAGCCCGTCCGGGGGTGACCCCGCCGACCAGGACACGACGAACGACCCGGCCGCGTCGGGCGCGGCGGCCATGTCCTGGCACTTGGGCCAGGCCTCGCCGTCGATACGCACCAGGCGGGTCCCGTCATCGACGCGCCATGCCGCGCCGTCCAGCACCTCGCCGTCCAGCCGCACCTCGTGCACGAAGCCCGGGGCGGGCAGACGCACCTCGGGCACGACCGAGCAGGAGCAGTCGGTCGTGCACCCACAGGTGGTGTTGACCCACTGCCCCTGCTCGATGTGTGCCCACCACGGCCCGACCCGGCCCCCCAGAGCCGAGGCCGTGCCGGAGAGCACGGGGGCCTCCAGGTAGCTGGAAGCCTGCCCGCACCCCTGTGCACAGGGGCGCAGGTCGATCGGGCACCCGCCCACCTGGTGCGCGGTCAGCGCCCACAGGGTGGCGCCGGCCAGGGCCTCCGCCTTCGCCTGGACCCCCGCGTCCAAGCTGTCCAGGAACCCCTGGGCGGCGCAGGACCAGTCGACCGGGACGCAGTAGGAAGCCGGGGCAGGCATGACCGGTGGCTCACTCATGACCGCTCCCCCTCCTTCGCGAGTTGCCCGTAGAATCGAGAAGTGGTCTTCATGTGTCGCTCGGTAGGCAGATGCGAGGACTACTGGCCCCTACCTCGCCGCAGGAGGTAGGGGCCACCTCGTTGCCTAGGGGACGAGTGCCGCAGTCACGACGACCTGGCCGGTGATCTGCGAGGTGCCCCGGTAGGCGACCCAGTCGTAGGTCCCCGCGGCGGCGTAGGTGTGGACGATGTCCGCACCGCCTGCCGAGTAGTCCCAGGTGCCGTCGCCGAAGTCGACCCACCACGGGTCGGTACCGGCCGGCTCCGCGGCGAACGTCACCGTCAGGTCGTCCGCGGTGTCGGTCACGCCCGTCAGCACCTCATCGGCCGGGTTCAGGAGCGGCATGGTGCCGCAGAACACGTCGGGGGGCGCGACCTCGGTGAACCGCACCAGCAGGTGGTCGTCCGGCGCGATCGGCACGGCGAGCGGGGCCGGGTTGCCGGCGGCGTCGAGGATGACGTCGAACGGCCCCACACCCCACAGGCCACCGGTCTTGGTGGCCGCGCCGGTCACGGTGAAGCTGATCGCGGCGTTCTCGATCGTGAAGTCGCCGAAGATGCCGCCCTGCATGAACGGCAGCAGCAGGTACCCGCCGGCGGAGGCGTCCTGCGGCGCGTCGGGGTTGCAGCGCTCACCGGGGGTACCGGTCCAGATCTCGAGCGCGAACGCCCGGTCACACCCGGAGTTGGCGCTGTTCATCCGGAACCCGGCCGCCAGGCCCTGCGCGTCCATCTCGACGTCCTGACCGGTCAGGATCGCCAGCACCGCCGGGTCGACCTTGCAGAACTCGATCTCGACCGTGTACCCGAGGAACTGCGGGCACGGCACCTCACGCACACAGGTACGACCAGCGGCGTTGGTGACGCTGATCTCCTCGCCCTCTTCGGTGTTCGCGGTGAAGCTGATGGTCACGAACCCGTCGGACACGCCGACCGAGTCCTCCCCGTAGATGGGTGCGCCACACCCGTCCAGGGCAACAACCCGCATCGCGTTACCGCGTACGGGGGTGAAACAACGCGAGAGGGCCATAATGGCTCAGTCCTTTCCGGAAGACGTGTTATCGTGCCGGTCGTGCCATCGACTCGAAGGTCCGCCGAACTGGCGGCCGTACCCCTGATCGAGCGCGTCATGCGCAGCGTTGAGCGGAGCCCAGCTGGGGGCTGCTGGACCTTCACCGCCGGGAAGACGGGCGCCGGCTACGGCCTCGTCGGCGGGAAGCGTGATCGACGCCTGGCCCACGTCGTCTCCTACGAGCACCACGTCGGCCCTATCCCCGAGGGCCTGGTCGTCGGCCACGTCTGCCACGACGAGGCCTCCGCCAGAGGCGAGTGCGCCGGCGGGCGCACCTGCCCCCACCGCGCCTGCGTGAACCCCGACCACCTGGCGGCGATGACTTACGGGCAAAACAGCCGTGGATCGTCCATGACCGGCTCGGGCCCCCAGGAGCGGTGCAAGCGTGGGCTGCACCTGATGGCTGAGGCGCGACGCGTCGTTGGCAAGGACCGGACGCCGTACTGCGGCGCCTGCCGAGATGAGTACGTGAAGGAGGCCAGCGAGCGGCGTCGCCTCATCGAGCAGGGCCTCGCGCCGCTCCCCACTCCCCGCCTCGCGGCGCGCCGGGACACCTGCAAGAGGGGCCACGACCTGGCCGACGCGTACGTGCGCAAGAACGGCACACGCCAGTGCCGGGTCTGCCAGCGCGAGCGCGAGGAGCGCCACCGGGCGAAGCGGAAGGCCGCCTGACTGAGCCATCAGCCCTCCTCGCTCGCGACGGCGTCCGCCGTCGTGTCTTCGGCGGACTGGGGCTGGGGCTTGGCCTTGCGCGCCGGGGTGCGCTTGGCCTTGGCGGGGGTAGGAGTAGGAGGAGTAGCGTCGGATTCCTCCGCTACTACGGTCGGGACGATGAAGCCGCCGTCCACGGTGCGCACGACCGACGCCGGCAGCCCCAGCTCGTGGGCGCGGTCGATCAGGGTCCGGGCGTTTTCCTGGGTGAGCCCGGCGACGTAGACCTCGGCGACGGTGATCACGACGGCAAGGTCCCTGCGTAGGCCAGGAAGCACTCCGAGCCGATCGACCAGATCCGCTCCGCCAGCGAGTAGTGGCTGTTCTGGCTGGTGTCCGGCACGTCGTAGACCTGCACGGGGGTGCGCCACCCGTGCACGGCGCCGGTGACGAAGATGACGCCGTCCGGGTAGCCGGGCGCGTTCGCGATCGGGGTCCCCTGACCGGTCAGCAACGTCCCGTCCAGGGACTGGAAGGCCGAGTGGCAGGAGATCGCGTTCGCGGCGGTGCGCCGGTTCATGTGCAGGACCGGCATCCCGGCGTACGCCACGGCCGCGAACTGCTCCAGCTCCCCGATCGCGTCGGGGATGTCGGTCAGGTCGGTCGCGACCTGCACAGGCGCCGGGTCGTTGTCGCCCTGGAACAGCTGCTGGAAGAACGCCCGGGACACGGCGTACTCCTCGGTCCCGGCCAGCTTCGCCGTGACCTGGCCGGTGTACGGGGCGCCGAACAGGTCGCACTGGATGCCCGCGTACACCGCGAACGGCGCAGCGGTGACCAGGTCACCGGACTCGAACCGCTTCGTGGCGTCGAACGTGACGCCGTCGGGCACCTCGCACATGCCCGGGGCGATACCGCCCAGGGAGCACAGGTAGGTGTAGTACTCCACACCCATCCCGGCGTGCGGGTCGGTGTTGTCGACGACGTCGGCGACCGACAGCAGGCCCCCCAGGTAGGGGCGAACGGTCGGCGGCTCGACACGGATAGGTGCCAGAGTCACCATCGGCCCTCACCTCCTCTCGTGGGAGATGGCCAACCCGTCCCCACGCCCAGGGCCGCCTGAAGCGCGGGGACGGGAGGAATCACGGCGCCTCGACGGCGCTGAGGGTGCACGTAGCCAGATCAGCGGCACCGGTGCGGCCACTGGCGCACGTGGGCAGGGTGATCAGGTACGAGTCGAAGCAGGGGTTCACGATCAGCTCGCCGGTCTCCGCGAACAGCGCCGTGTACTCGTTGGCGGCCAGGCTCGTGGAGTCGTACACCGCGTCCAGGCTGATGACGTCGGTGGTGCCGGACACCCAGGCGCCCGAGGGGTAGACCACGACGTTCATCTCGTCGGGCGTGTCCACCACGCCGGCGGTGTTGACCAGCGGCTGGAAGTTGTACAGCCACTGGATGGCGATGCCGCGCGCCGAGAAGTAGGCCTCGATCGTGGCGTCGGAGACGTTGATCATGTCGACGCCGGTACGGCGGGCCAGGTCCGCGCGGACCGTGGTGCGGAACCAGAACGGGACCAGCATCTCCAGGGCCTGGTTGAACGGCATGCGGCTGGACTGGCGCACCCAGTTCGCGATCTGCTCCAGCTTCGCGATGCCGTCCACGGTGGTCTGGAAGTCGCCGGTGGCGTCCAGCGCCGTGGAGCCATCGACGATCTCGCCGATCCGCCAGGTGTCCACGATGTGCTGGTGGGCGATGAGCAGCTGCTCGATCCAGTGCCGCACCAGCTCCGGGTAGGCGGCCTGGGTCAGCAGAGGTGCCCGGATGCACAGGCCCAGGGCGTTGAGCCGGACCTCCTGGAACGGCGGGCAGGTGATCTCCGCGCAGGGCTTGGTGACGCCCGCGATGACCTGGGCCTCGGTGTAGTTCCACCCGGCGGCCTCGGCGTAGATGTCCGCGAACGTGGGGGCCTTGGTGAACCGGATGCCGCCACGGTTGACCTGGATCGTGGGCAGGTCCAGCAGCCCGTCGGTCGACGCGATGGAGCACAGGTCGTACAGGGTCTCCGAGGGCGCACACCAGCCGCCGGCCGCGGTCAGTGAACCGCCCGGCAGGCGCGACGCCTTGGACGCGGCGACCAGCAGCTCGTTGTCGTCGCGGTAGTTGTTCTGGATCAGGCCGTCGGAACGCGAGGGGCCCAGGTCGACCTTCGCCACCGAGTGGCGGGTGCGGATGCCCTGGTCGCCGCCCAGGCGCGCGGTGGGCAGGCCCCGCATGCGGGAGACCATGGCGTCACCGATGTCGGTGAGGTCGTCGATCTTCCCGCCGGTGGAGTAGCCGGGCACGTCGGCCGACGCGGTCAGCGCGGGCAGGACCCGTGCCGGCACGGCCGGGGTGGTGGTGCGCCCGACGGTGGCGGCGGTGGCCTGGGTCACGACGCTGACGCGCGGCGCGGATGCGGCGACCCCGGCGGCGACGGGCTCGGGTGCGGGCTCCGGCTCCGGCTCGGGCTCTTCGGCGGGCTCGGGCTCCGGCTCGGGCTCCGGCTCGGCCAGCTCGGCACGGGCCGCGGCGGCGCGGTCGGCACGGTCGGCGGCAGCCTGGACGCGCTCGGCCTGGGCCTGGCGGGCGGCGGTGGCGAAGCCGGCCAGAGCGACCAGGCGCTCGACCTGCTCGTCGGTAAGGTCGTCGCCCTCGTTCTCGAATGCGCGCGCCGCGCTCAGGGCGCCAGAAAGAGCGGTCGCCAGGTCTTCGTCGGAAAGAGCGGTGATGTCATCGGGGATCTCGAAATCCACGGCGGTCTCCATGGCCAGCAGGAACAGGTTGAAAACCTGGACCGGCTATGCCGAGACCGGGGTACCGCTTCTGGGAGCAAGACTCTCCCGTGCAACACGCCGCGGCAAGTTGGACGCAAATTTGGTGTCACCGATATCGTCGCGGGCATGTCCAAGATGCAGCGCAATGTCCTACGCGTCGACCCCGCGGCACGTGGGCCGGTTCTGTTCGCGATCTACTCGATCGCGCTGATCGTGTGCGTCAGCTTCGTCCTGAGCTACGCCGCGGTGTCCACCCTGGCCGAGTGGATGGCGCTGCCCATCTACCTGGGCCCGCTGCTGCCGGTGTTCATCGACGGCGCGATCATCGTGTACACCTACGCCGCGATCGCGGCCCGCGCCGAGGGCGAGTCGTCCGTCCGCCCGTGGATGTGGGTCGGCCTCTGGACAGCGGTGTCGTCCGGCGCGAACACCGCCCACGCCTGGCTGAACGGCCCGCAGGGCTACGAGGGTGTGGTGGGCGCCGTGCTGGCTGGACTGATCCCGGTCGGTTCCCTGCTGGGCACACACGAGATCGCGGACCGCATCATCATCCGCCCCAGCCTGGACACGCCGTCCACCCCGAGCGTCAAGACCCGCACACGCCAGGTGTCCAAGCCGTCCAGGGTGGTCAAGGCCGCGCCGTCCACCGTGGACACCCCCGTGTCCAGCAGCGTGCCCACCCCCGTGTCCAGCGAGATCGTCAACGTGGACAGCGGCCCGATCCCCACGGTGTCCAACCTGTCCACGCTGGACATGGAGGCGCGAGACATGATGATCGTCCAGCTGAACAGCGAGGGCATGTCCAAGGCGAAGATCGCGGAGAAGCTGACCGTGTCCAGGCAGACGGTGTACAACGCCCTGAACCGCGCCGCCGCGAACGACGCTGCGTAACGGTTACGCAGGCTGCTTGGTCCGGGCCGAGTACCGCCCGCCGACCTTGGTCGCCAGGGTCTTGGCCTCCAGCTCGCTGTTCTGGGTGACGGTGGACCCGTCCGGGTAGGTCACGACGTACTCGACGGTGTTCTTCTTCTTGTTGCATGCGCAGGGCATGGGTGTCTCACTTTCCGCTGGCGATGACAGAAAGCGCCTGGGCGGCCCTTTCAGAGTTGACACTTCTGCGCGTGGCGTCCAGGGCGGCCAGCGCCTGCTCCCGGGCGGCGTCGGCCTTCGCCAGGCGGTGCAGCTCGCGGGCCACCTCGGTGGCCGAGACCAGGACGGCCGCGCCGTCCGCCTCGCCGACGGTGGTCCGCGGCGGCACGATCCCGGCGGCGAACAGCGCCGTCTGGCGGCCACCGGACGCGGCCACGGCCAGGCGCGGGATCGGGAACCCGGGGGTGTTGACGGCGAGGGTGGCGACCATCTCCAGGTTCCCGCCGATCCACCGCCAGTCACCCGACAGGGTCGCGGCCAGCAGCTCGGCGCGCTGTTCGGCCGTCACGTTCGGGCGCAGCAGCCCGGCCACCCAGATGCCGTGCTCGTCCTCGCCGGCCGAGACGTCGGCGATCACGGTCCCGGTGTTGTCGTAGTGCGCGGCGGCCGGCGCCGGGCCCAGGGTCGACCCGGCGTGACCCGTCGCCATCGTGATCGCGCCGGTCGGCACCAGGCCCTGGTCGGTCTCCACCGCCCCGGTGCGGTAGTAGGCGTAGTTCGTCACCGAGTGCGGCGCCGTGGTGCAGCCGCCGTCCCCGACGCTCAGCCCGAGCCCGATGTGGCACACCCCCCACTGCGCGGCGTGCCCGACCAGCCGGTACCGGCCGGTGTCCTTGTCCTGCACGATCGTGATCGGCGACGGCATCGGCAGGCCCGGGTCGCGGAACCACTCCGCGCGAGGCAGGTCCGCCGGGTCGGCAAGGTTGGGTGCTGGCGACGTCGCGGCCACCTCTGGTTCGGGCGCCTCGCCAGGCGCCGCCAGCACACCTGCCTCGGAAACTCCAGGGGAAGCCGAGGCAGTCTGGGAGTGCCGGCCGGGCCACACGCCCAGCGCGACGTAGTGCAGGTTCGCGCACGTGCCGGCCAGGTAGGACGGGTTAGGCACGTACTTCGCGAGCTGCCGGCGACAGCGATTAAAATCACCCGGCTGGCCCCAGCGGATCTTCGCGGCGCCCTCGCCCTCACTCCAGTACGTGCGCAGCCGCTGAGTGTCGGCGGGGTGGGACACCCACCCGGGTCCGTCATGGGTGGTGGGGTTGGACGTGACCCCGAACGCGGACGCGGTCAGGCCCTCGGGCGGGTCCTCGCCCAGCTCCTTGTAGGCCGCGATGATCTTGCGCTTCCCGGCCGCGATCGCGTCCGGCGGGGCGTCGGTCTGGTCGATGCGCCCGGCGGCGGCGTGCACCCCGGCGCGGCTGAGGTCCCCGTTGGGCTCCCGGATCGGGACGGCGTAGCGCTCCTTGGCGGTGGCGAACGACTCGCCGCGGTCCACGACCGTGGCGCGGGTCCACTGCTCGTCGTCGTACCGGGACGCCGACCCGTCCCACGACGCCTCGGAGATCGCGAACGCCGCCAGGTCGGCCGCGTAGTCGTCCATCTCGGCCGCTTCGCACGGCGCGCAGGACGCGGTGACGCTCTCCTCCTCGGGCCAGGGGCCCAGCGCGACGTACGACTCGGCGAACGCGGCCACCGGCAGCACGGTGGCCGACCGGACCCGGCCGGCGGTGAGGTGCTGGTAGACCTCCCCGTCGTCGCGCGCGGCCTCGAGGTCGATCGGGTTGCCGTCGGCGTCGGAGTACTCCATCGCCAGGGAGTCCAGCTCGACCGAGACGCCACGGATGTCGCCGTTGGCGATCATGTCGATCACCTCGTCGGCCTCCGGGGAGACGCGGAACATGCCCTCCCCGCGCACCAGGCCGTCCGGGTCGGTCCACGCGTTCGTGATCCGGCCGACGACGACGGCGCCGTCGTGCCGCTCGGCCGAGGCGCGCTGCCAGGTCAGGGACAGCGGGAACTCGTCGAACGTGAGGGCCTGGGAAGCGAAGCGGCGCAGGTCCCCGGTGGGGATGCCCTCCACGGCGAGGATGCCGTGCCAGGGGACCTCGATGTCCATCTCGTCGTCCCACTCGGGCGGCACGTCCTCGGCCTCGACCGGTTCGGGGTCGACGACGGGCTCGGCTACCGCGCCCGGGGTGGTCGCAGCGGTCAGGGTCGACATCTCGCCTCCAGAGACTGGCATTGCCATGCAGCGGCAACTGATCCAAACTTCTGGCGGCCCGACGGGTTCACCCGGGAAGTGCAGGGCGTGCCCGTTCACGTCGAAAGTACCGCCCGGGGTGATGGTCTGCCCCTCCAGCGGCCGGTGGATGGCGCGCACGTCCTCGTCACGCATCGTGACCCACCGCAGCCGCAGGTCCTCGTCGCCGCGGCTGGTCACGGCCGCGACGGTGGCGTCGTTCAGGGTGAACACCGACACCCAGGTCGTGACCCGTTCGATCTGCGCCTGGCGCTGCGAGATGGGGACGTTGGCCGTAAGTTCGAGCCTGGCGGTCAGCCGTTCCACGAACATGTCGACGTTCCCGGGCTCCGGCTGGCCGCCTTCCGCCTCGTACGTCTCCAGCCACAGCACGGCCGCCGCGATGGCCAGCTCCCTGGCCCACTCCTGGACGCCGGCCAGGCGGTCGGCCAGGGCGGCGGTGACCACGGCCCGCAGCTCCTCGTCCTTCTCGGTCAGGCGGGTCGCGCGCTGCGCGGCGAACGCCTCTACCTGCGCGGACAGGTCCATCGTCGTCGGGGTGCTCATCACGCCGCCCTCTCGTTGGCCATGGACAGCGCCCGCCCCAGGTAGGGGGCCATCAGCGCCGGGGAGTGTGCACGCCCGGTGGTCAGCAGCGCCCGGCAGTACGCGTCCAACGCGGCCTCCAGGACGTCCTGGTCGGCCTGCCGGCACGCGACGTACCGGTGCAGCGACCCGAACGCGTCCGTCAGGACGTCGTCGGCCATCGACGCGCTGACCGGCTGGTGCAGGTACAGCTCCCCGGCCGGGCACGTCAGCTTCGAGCCGGTGCGGGTACGCAGCCGGTTCCCGGCACGTTCCAGGGCGCGGTGCACGATGACGTCGGCCGCGGAGATCAGCCCCTCGGGCACCTCGCCGCCGTTCGGCGGGCCCTCGTTGGGGTGCTCCCGCAGGGACGGTGTGGGGCGCGCCTCGACCGCGTTGCCGGGCGTGGCCGGTGCGGGGCTCAGGTTGACGCCCAGCTCCTGCAGCGCGGCGGCCACCAGCTCCGGGGTGGTCTGCCCGGCGGCAACCTTGCGCAGGAAGAACGCGCGCACCTCGTCGTCGGCGGGGGCGTCCATCTCGTCGAACCCGACCTCGCGGCGCAGCGCGACCGGGTTGATCACGCCCCGGTCGTACAGCTCGAACGCCTCCCGGGACCGGTCGGGGCGCAGCCGCATCTCCGCGGTGTCGGACCCGACCGCGTACTGCTCGACGTCCTCGATGCCGGCGGCGTCCAGCAGCGGCCACAGCAGGCCCGTGGTCAGGGAGTCGGTGATCAGGTCCAGCAGCGGCTCGGCGTGGACCTTGATCGCGGACTCGTCCACGTTCCACGCGGTCCAGTGGTTGGTGTCCGCCATCCCGGTCATGATTTCCGGCGGCAGGTCCATGCCCAGCGCGAGGCGGCGGATCGCCTCGTCGCGCAGCTCCTTGACCCGCTCGTCCATCGGGGTGGCGAACGTGAGGTGCGTGATCTGGTCGATCCGGTCGCCCGGGACGGTGACCACGATCGGGGAGCGCGCCGAGGCGGAGGACTGGTCCCCGATCGACTCGATGATCGCGGAGGTGATCGCGGCCTGGAACTGGTCGGCGGTGGACCCGGGCCGCTCCTGGTCCCCGGACTCGTTCGTCTGGGTGGGGGTGGGCAGCGTGAACTCGGACGGCACGAACAGGATGCCGGCGCCGGCCAGGCGGGAGTCGATCTCCGCGAAGATCCGCTTGGTCAGGGCGTCCATCTCGGCCAGGATCGGCAGCACGGCCCGGGACGGCGCGTTCGCCTCGTGCGGCTTGCGCGGGTGGGGGCGCCAGATCCGCAGCAGGAACGGCTCGGTGGTGGACTCGATGGGCTGCCCCGCCAGGTAGAACTTCTTGCCGCGCTGCGTCAGCTCGCACGCTGCCGCGACCTGCCAGTGGTCGCCGCCGCGCACCGTGGTGCCCACCAGGTAGCACTCGCCGGCCACGGTCAGGTGCACGCCGATGTTGCGCAGCATCTCGGTGCGGACCTGCTCGGACCCGAACAGGTCCCCGATCCACTGCACCTGCCCGATCGCGGGGTCGGTCTCGGCGACGGGCTGCCCGTCGCGGCTGATCAGGATGGTCGCCTTGGCGATCATCTGTGCGACCCAGTCCACGGCGTAGCGGAACTCGCCGATCGTGTCGTAGAACCGCCACGCCTCCTTGGCCCACCCGTCGGCGGACTGGGAGATGCGGCGGATGTCGGTGGTGGCCCGCATGCGCTGCGCGGCGGCGATCATCGTGCGGGGGGCAACGCCCTCAACGGCCGCGTCGAGGGCGTTGCCCCGGCCTGTGGTGGTGCTACGGCGTGGCGCGCGCGGCATCTTGCCCTCCCGGGTACTGGAAGGGGCCCGCGGCCTGGCCCGTCTACATGCAAAGAGTTAGAACTGGCTATTCGGGTTGGTCGTATGCGACGACGATCGACGCAAGATAGGCGGCGGCGGCGAACAGGTGGGCGACCCACCAGGTCCAGTGCAGGTTGGATGCCCAGCCCCACGCCCAGGAGATGACCATCAGGTACGGGGACAGGCAGAACCCGCATTTCACGATCTGCGCCCAGGGGCCGTTGCGGGTGACGCCGGTCCACCAGGCGCGCACCACGACCGACGGCGGGAAGTCGTCGAACACGACCAGCCGCACGATCCGGGCCACGCCGAGCACGGACGCAGCCATCGCGGTGGCGTAGACCCACCATTCATGGGACAGCAACAACGTCCTCCTTGGTCTGACGGATCGTGGTGGCCAGCATGTCCAGCAGCGCGACGTCGATACCGGCCAGCGGGGAGCGGGCACGGGGCAGGGCGCCGGTGGGGGTGGAGATCTCGACCGGGCCGGACTCGCCGCGCAGCTCGTGCGCGGCGTGCACCATGGCGTCCAGCCTGTCTGGGGACTTGCCCTTGCCGGGTACCCAGCTGGTCAGCTCGTCCTCGAGGTCGCCCAGCATCCGGCCGACCAGGTGGGCGCGCTGCTGCTCGAACAGGGAGAACACCGGCTCGGCGCGGATGAACTTGCCCTGCCGGGAGGTGACGTCGATGACGCGCGCGAAGTCGCTCAGCTCGGTGGCCAGCACGGTGCGGACCATCTCGCCGCCGTAGTTCTTCTCCGCGACGATCGCGTCGGCGCCCCACCGGTGGTAGGTCTCGGAGACCTTCCCGGCCCACTCGTGCGGGGTGTACCGCCCGGAGTAGTCCCCCAGGATGTACACGTCGCCATCGACGCCCAGCCCGACGGCGACGATCCCGGTCAGGTCGGAGCGCTTGTTGGACGTGCCGGCGGGGTCGACGCCGATCACGATCCGGGTCAGTTCCGGGGCGCGGTCCACGCGGGTGGCGTCCAGCAGGTCGTCGGTCCACAGCGCGCCCTCGACGTCGGTCAGGATCTCGCCGTACAGCTCCTGGCGGCCCTGCCGGGTGCCCTCGTACCGTTCCCGCATGCGCTGGATGAAGCGGGGCGCGAGGTTGTCCTCGTTGATGAACGTCGGCACGGAGATCACGCGCGAGCCGGGCTCGGCGACGATCTCCTTGAGCCACGGGATCGGGGTGGGTGTGGTGGTGATCGCGGTACGGGGCGCGGTTCCCAGGCGCAACCCGTAGGAGTACATGTCCCACACGTACTCGACGTTCTTCCAGTGGGCGGGCTCGTCCAGCCAGCCGGCGCCGTGCTGCGGGCCACGAAGACGGTCCGGCTCCTCGGCGGTGTACCCGGTGGCGATCGCGCCGTTGGGGAACGTGATCTTGCGCTTGGACGGCTCCCAGTGCGGCCGAAACCCCGCGTTCTCGCACACGCGCAGGATGCCGGACTCCCCCTCGATCATGACGTCGCGCAGGTCGGCGGAGGTGGACGCGATCAAGGCGATGCGCCCGGTGTAGCGCGTCATCGTGCGGACGAACTCCGCGCCGGAGCGGGTCTTGCCCGCGCCTCGGCCGGACGCCATGACCCAGTGCTCCCACTCCTCGTCCATCGGGGGCGGCCACTGGTCGGCGCGGGCGTGCTTGTACGTGTACTTCCCGTGGGGCTTGCCGTCGCAGGTGCGTCCCCGGGTGCAGTACCAGGCCTGGGGGTGCTCGCTGGTACGCATCTGGTCCAGGAACCGGGCCTGGGCCACCGGGGTCCAGCGCTTGGGCAGCTCGGGGTCGAACGTGTTCGTGGTGCTGGTCGGGCTGTAGGTGCCGGCGGTGATCAGGGGCTCAGTCATCGCACACCTCCCAGCACCCGTAGCCGAGCCCGTCGTCGTGGGTGGTGGCGACCGTCCCGCGGTAGATCTTCCCGCCGGACTTAGTGATGGCCGCGGTCCCCTTGGCCGACTTCGCGGCGAGGTTTTCCGGGTCCTCGACCGAGGGGCAGAACCGGGTCACCATCGCGAACGCCAGGCCCAGGTCACGGGCGATGAACGCGCAGATCGCGCGGCGTGCGTACGCCGACGCGGACAGGCCCCGGGTCTGCGCCGCCGCGCCGAGCAGGACCCGCAGCTGCAGGTCCACGTTGAACGCCAGCACGGGGCGTCGGCGCTTGCCCTCGGCGACCTTGACGCCGGTGGTGATCTTGGTGCGCCAGTCCTCAGGAGGCTGCATCGTGTGCCTCCAGGACGTCGGCCTCGACGTCGCCGGCCTCGACCACGACCAGGTTGCGCACCCGCTCGACGTGCTCGTTGATCTCCGCCTGGGACGGGGTGTACACGATGGACTGTGTCGGGGCGTCCAGCCCGTACAGCTTGGCCTGCCGGTCCATGATCGCGAGCATGAGCCGCTGGTAGGCGAGGTGGTCGGGGTCGTTCGGGTTGGTGGCCCGCTTCCACCCCGAGCTGATCATCGCCGTCAGGCGGCGCGCCATCAGTTCGCGTTCCCGACCGCGCCGGTTCTCGTCCATCTCGATGGACCCGATCGCGGCCCAGATGGTGCGCTTGACCTCGTTGACGTTCTTGTAGTCCAGCACCTTCGCGATGTCGCGGTAGTCCGCGCCGGAGATGAGCAGGGTGACGGCCGCCGACGCACGCGACGGGGCGTCCATCTCGGAGACCTTCTTGACCAGCTGCGCGCGCTTGGGGTCACCCAGCGCCACGGCCTCCGCCTGGAGGTCGTCCATGACGATCGGGTTGCGCCGGCTCATGACTCCCCCGACGCCTGCCCAGGGGTGGGGGCTGGGGTCTGCTGGCAGAATGCGATCCCGATGACGGCGCCGGCGTGCGCGACGCGCAGCCGGTAGTCGTTCATGCGCTCACCACGGACCGGGGACGGGATCGCGCCGTCCAGGTCGGCCTGACGGATCAGGCTGATCAGGTCCGGGGTCTCGCTCATCGCCGGCCGCCGAACTCCGCACCGCAGGAGGGGCAGGTGATCGCGGTGTGGTGCTGCCGCACGGGGGTGTAGTCGTCGCCCTGGTACGGAGTCTCGATCAGCTCCAGGAACGACTCGTACTGCATCGGGGTCCACCCCGTGCCCAGCAGGCGGGCGTCCTCGGCCTGGATGGTGTCCATCAGGTCGCGCAGCAGCCCGGGGTCGTCGGTGCCCAGCCGGGCTGTGCGGTTGATCGCGACCAGCAGGCGGCGCGCGGTGGCGTCGTCGCAGTCGTACAGGATGACGGGGACGAACTGAGCGCCCAGCTCGATAGCAGCGGTATACCGATGCCAGCCGTCGATGATATACCCGGTGCTGCTCTGCACCAGGAGGGGCTGGATGAAGCCGTTCATTGCGATCGACTCGACGATGGGGGCGGTGTCGGTCGAGTTGGCGTTCAGGGGGTGGGGCTTGAGGTGTTCGACGTCGATGTACGCCATCTCGAGCCCGTGGGGGTAGGTGACGCCGCCAGTTCTGACGTCGTTGTCGAGCTCGACGTTCTGGGGGGTCACGGGCACGGGTCCTCCTGGTGGTTTTCGCGTGCGGCCCCGCGTCCCTGTGGGTACAGGATGCACAGCAAGAGACCCCTGCCGCTACCGGCAGGGGTCTTTTGTCTGTGGTTGTCTAGTTTGTGTGCTTGGGGCGACTGTCGCTCAGGGCATCATGCGCACTGGAGAACGCGGCCCGGATGACGCGCCGCTGTTCCTCGGTAAGCGGCGGCGCCTCGTCTGCGAAGCGCTGGGCGGCGGCACCGATCGCCGCAAGCGTCTCTTCGTCGAGCGCCATCAGGGCATCAGGTACTCGCCGGACGGGTCGCCGGCGGGGCGGCGTCGACCCGAGCTGGGGTGGCGGTGCCAGCCGGCCGGCTCGGTACCGGGCTGCGCCGACCAGAGTTCGGCGTGGGTGAGGGCCAGCGCAGGGGTGGCGTAGCACCACCGGTCGTCGTACTCCCAGGCGTCGGGCGGGCCGATGATGATCGCGGACGTGAACATCATCGGGATGATCCACACGCGGCGGCCGTCGGGTGCGTCCTTGACGACCCACCCGCCCGCGTGCCCGTCCCAGCTCATGCCCGCCCAGGCCTGCCCACGCTCCGGGCGCGCTGTCATCGGTTCTCCTCGGGGGTGGGGCGCAGTTCCAGGGTCAGGCCCAGGTAGCTGAGGGTCGCGAACAGCAGCGGCAGGGACAGGCCGTTCCTGCCGGCCATGATCTGGCTGAGGTGCTTCTGCGTGATGCCCAGGTGCTTGGCTAGTTGAATGTAAAACTTCCCGTCGGCCTTGACGGCGTCCCGGATGGCTTGCCGGACCTCGTGCTCGTCCCGGACGGTGCGGCGGGTCGGGTTGTTCGCCGCCTGGAGACCGCGGATGAGTGTCTGGACGGCGTCCGCGACGTCTCGCCTGAGCAGGCCGATCTCCGCGTCCCGGTCGTCCAGCGCATCCAGGAGGGTGGCGATGTCGGCGCGTGCGATGCGCAGGTCAGTGGCCATCTGTATCGCGATCCCCAGGTCGGGCGGGAAGGGGTCCTCGGTCGCAGCGCGGTGCAGGCGGCCGGTCTCCAGGAGTTCGTCCTGCGCTGCGGGGGGCTCGGCGAGCCGTTCCCGGATCGCGTCCAGGTCGGTCACTGCCCCTCCAGCCGTGCCTTGTCCTTCCAGTACTGGGTGTCCAGGCGCGCCCAGGAGTCCACGGGGATCCCGGTGATGTCCGCCAGCGCGGCCTGCAACGGCTGCGACAGCGCGATCTTGCCGGCGAGGAGGTGCGCGACGTACGCGTCGGGCACCCCGAGCCGCCACGCGAGCAGGGTGGGGTCCGTGTGCTGCTCTTCCAGCCACTCGGTGATGTACTCCCCCGGCGCCACGGCGTAGTTCGTCATCTTGACCTCGGAGCGCTCGAACTGGACGGGGTTGTCCGTGTCGAACAGCTCGTCCAGCCGGTGCACGTTCTCCTCGTAGTACGCGGCGCGCTCCTGTTCGCTCATCACGTCCAGGTCGGGCTCGACGAGCTCTGACACGGTGCTCATCGCGGCGCGGCGGCGGAACTCCTCCTGCGTGATCGCGCGGTCCCACGGCGCACCGTCTGCGCGCCAGCCGTCGGGGTCGACGACGGTGATGCCGAGGGTCTTCGACCAGTCGGCGGGGTGGCGCTTCGTCAACGATGTCTCACTCTCGGGTGTCCCGGGGCGCTGTGCGTGCCACGCCCGGATCGTGTCAGCGTCCCACAGGTGGGTCTGTTTCCCCACTGTTTGCACCGGGGGTGGCATCTGGCCGCGGATGCGGTATGCGCTGACCGAGGTGGGCTTGATGCCGAGGAACCGGGCGACCTCGGTCGTGTTCCACAGCTCCGGGATGGTGTTCACTCGTCGTCTCCGTGGCCGTCAAGGCACTCCACGCACGTGTCGTGGTCCTCGTCGGGGATGTGGTCACGGCCGCAGCGTGGGCACGTGACCTCCTCGTCCTGGGCGCTCACCAGTGCTCGGCTTCGTGGCTGATCTGGTGGTTCTCGATCTCGATCTCGATCTCTTCGAGTTCGTACCCGGTCAGGATCGTGCCGCACCCGCCGCACCTGTACTTGTGCGGCGGGTCGTAGTCGTACAGCGCTGCCGTCGTGCTCACCAGGGCGCCTTGGGGTACGCGGTCGCGCTCGAGATGACCAGCAGGGCGTGGGTGGGGCCACCGCCCGCGGCGGACGCCAGGGGCAGGCGCTTGGTGGTGGTGGACACCGTGGCGGCGTCGACCGTCAGCTGCATGGTGTCGGCCTGCCGGATCAGGTTGATCAGGGTGGCCGTGGTCGCGGCCGAGGTGTCCGCACCGAGCCGGACCGTCGCCGAGGCGCGCACCGTGGTGCCCTCACGGTGATCTGGCGCGATTCCCATCTCGTCGAGCGTCACGACCCCTCCTTTTCCTTGTTGTGAACGGAATTCGGCCCCGGGCGGGGGGTCGAATTCACGAATTCCCCGTTTCGGTGACCTGAATTCCGCAATTTCGGCATTCTTTGATGACGGTGCGGGTTTTCGTGCCGCGCGCGACGATCTTCCACCCAGGATGGTCGCTGATCAGCGGTCCGCAACCGTCCGGAGTGGCAAACAGGGTGTTTTGGCTGTTCACGACGGCTTTTTTGCGTACTGCCCGCCCCGGGTTGTTCACCGAGGCGGGCAGTAGGCAGTCCAGGCCGGCGCGCAGGCCCGCCGACACGCTGCCGTAGCGCCGGATGAGGTAGTCCTGCTCGTAACCGGTGACCTTTACGGTGCGGGTGATGGTCCGACCCGCTTTTCCGAGGCCTTTCCTGCTCATAGACCCCGGATCCTACCATTCGGTGTCACCGGATGCGGGTTTCAGGCGCTGTACGCGTCGTCCAGCCAGAGGGAGGGCTGCACGTCCGTGCGCCGGCGCAGGGTGGCCATGTTCCCGGGGCAGTCGGGGCAGTGGCAGCGGTGGCCGCGGCCGGTGACGGCCCGCAGCCAGGCCATCACGAGGTCGGCGACCAGGACGGAGCGGTTCAGCCCACGGTCCTGGAGCTCCTGGTTCAGGGAGAGGAACTGCGCGGCCGACAGGCGACCGGAGACGACACGGTTGGGGCGTTCCATCTGGGACGGCTGAGCCATGACTACCTCCTCGGTCATCTACTGCATACAGGCTGGACGTGCAACTCCAGCTCAACTGTAAGGCGACCCCTGGGGTTTTGTATACCTCGATACGCGTATGGGGGTATACCGCGCGTGTGTCAGTGGTGCGGGGTATGGTCGTGGCCTCCCCCCTGGCGCCCATCCCCTGGGGCGGAGTGCGCGTGCGGATTCCGCGCCGCGACGGCCTGCACTCTTCACCCGGTGCGGGCCGTCGTTGTTGGGGGTAGTGTCCGGACTGCTTCCGGTAGGGGAAGCTCCACGGTGACCTCCGTGACGCGTCGGCCCACACCCTTCGTCCTTGTCCGGTGTGGGCCTTCGTGCGTTCACTGGAGGATGCCGAGGGTGGCGCCGCAGGTGGCGCATTCCCAGGTGCCGACGTCTTCCCCGCCTACCCACTTCTCGCCGGTGCGTTGCCGGCGGTGCCGGTGCGGCGCCTCGAGTGGTGCAGCCTGTTTGGGCTGGACGGGTGGGGGTTCCTCGGGCTTCGGCTCGGCGGGCTTGACCTTGGGGCGGGGTGGGGCCGGTGCGCGAGCTGTGAGGGTGGCGAGCACTGCCTGGCGACACCAGGGCCCGGGTGAGCCGTGCTTCGCGATGAGCTGGTACTCGGCCTCGGTCACGTGGATCGCGATCGTCCTGGACTTCTTGGCCGGTCCCAGCGGTGGTCGCCCCATGACCGTAAAGAGTACCCAGTACGCGTTACTCGGCCACCGAGATGGCCCCCTGCCTGTTCCAGCAGGCAGGGGGCCCTTGCTGTTCCTCGGCATCCGGCGAACCAAGCGAGACAAGGAGGTACGGGCCCAGTGTAGGGACCCGCGGCCGGCCCCGCGTATCGAGTACCCGAAACGGGTAACGAGTACCGCAATACCCCGTTTCGGGTACTCAAAACGGGATTTCGGGTACCGCAAAACCCTCCAGGCCCCCTCAACACCCCATTTCGGGTGCCTCAAAACGGTTTCGGGAACTCAAAACCCCGGTGGACACCCAGCACCCCGTAACGGGTACTCGAAACCCGGCGGAGCTAGAAAAACGTGGGGGGGTGGCTAGCGGTCCGTATCGGGCGTTTCGGGGCGTTTCGGGCGGGGTGTGGGGTATCTGGCTGCCATAGAGGGGGTGAAGAGGGGGTGAACCGTTTTGGGTATCGTCGCAGGTCAGGGGCTTGGGTGCGTAACGGTTACGCGATCCCACTGGACGCAATGTCCGAATACGGGTAATGTCGCAGACCTGGCCCCCACGTGGGGCCGGACGGCCCTCCCGGGGGTCGGCGCGGCCGAGTGATCGACCGCGTCAAGTGCTCCGGGTGAGACCACGGTTGTTTGAGAACTGCACAGTGGATTCCCTGGTCTGGGGTAGTGGTGTGCCTGTCGTGGCGCTTTGTGCGTCACTCACGCATGCATGACACGTGCGCTCCCGCGCTATGCGGGAGTGCTCTATCCCAGAAGTGGAGTAACCAATGGCAACAACGGTTAAGACCGTTCTGTCCGCTTTCAACAGCGAGGCAGGAGCGGCAATCAAGCACGACACGGGCGCCGCAATGGTGGCCCTGTCGGACACAAAGAGCGCCTACGGGCGCGCACTGCGAGACGTGACAGCCGTAGCGCTCTCCGGGCGCTGGCTGGACGCTGGGGGCGCTGTCCTGTCGGACAACGCAATCGGCCACGCGTTGGGTGTCGCGATGCGACAGCCGCGTGCACGTCTCGCCGCTCTCACCGCATCGGGTCTGCAGTTCCGGACCGATGCTGACATCCGTGACAACGCGCGGGTCTGGGCTCACGTAGCCAAGATCTACAACGCTGGCAAGGGTGGGCGAGAGGCAATCAAGGCAGCGGTCGAAAAGATCGCTGCTATCTCGGACGTGACAGACAAGCACGTTGCTTGGCTGTCCACGCCCGTCCCGCCGCGCGAGGACAAGAAGCGCACGGGCAAGCCCAACGACGGGACCGACAAGGACAGCACGCTGTCCGAGACGGACGCGGAAGCGGGCAACGTGCCCACGGACACGGCGGAGCGGTTCCCCATCGCCGAAGCGGACACGAACACGCTGCTTTCGTACCTGGCCGCAATCGGCAAGGAACTCGGTAGCCGCGTAGGCGAGATGGACGTAGCGGAACGTTCGCTGTTCCGTGACACCGTGTCGGCCCTGTCCGACATCGCAAAGGCGTCCGCAAAGAAGTAGTGCCGGACGCTAACTAGGCCTCCGCTACCCCAGACCTAGGGACCCACTGTGCAGCGCACGGGGCGTAACCGCGTCCCGTAGAACCTGCACACAAGGGAACGAACCTATGGAAAGACACGAGTGCACGTTCGCCCGACCGAGCGGCGAATGTGTGACCCCGGGTTGCGACCGGATCAACACTGCTGTCCGTCTCGCCGCGCGGATCGACCGCATGCGCGCGGAGCACATTCGCCCGCGCTTGGCGCGGTTCGCCCGCGCGGCACTGCCGAACGTCCCTGCCAGCGTTGCGCCGAGTGAGCGTGTCGCGTGGGCCGTCGACCACGTGGTTACGG